TACCATGCTCCTCTGATTGGTATTCGTAACCAATATACACAGCTTTCTTCAGTTGAGGGTTTTTCTCCCTTGCTTCGCGGCTCTTCTTCGTTTCAGCAACGAATACAGTCCCAGTTGAAGTAGCGTTGAATACATTGCCCACTTCTAATCCACTTGGTAAGCGCATGGCGTTACCTTCAGAACGTTCCATTCCATTAGCTTTAATGAATGCTTCTGCTTCGGTAATGTTTTTGAATTTGTTCATTTTCTTTGTTTTTAGTTAGTTTTTGAACTTTGGATTCCGATAAGGTACACACCCCTTGCCGGGCAAGGTCACTAAGGGGGTAGTGTTATTGGGGTGGTTCGCGCTCTTTTTTATACACAAAATTTTTTTACAGAAAATTTTTTTCCTACAAAATCAAGTAGTTACATTTTTCACTAAAAAATAATCCCATTTTTATTTGGATTTTGAGGATTTATATATTATCTTTGCGTCTGTTACTTGAATTCGGGTTGCTACCTTGGATTAGTAACTTGGCTGGGTTAGTATAAATAGGCATTATGATACTTAAGTATCGAATGGGGGTTCGATTCCCTCACCCAGCCCAAAATTAGACTCGTCTATATGTAATCGTCGGATCAACTATAGACTCTCTAAGGGACAGTAAACCTACAAATAGTAGTGAGGAGCCCATCTTGATACAAGAGAATTTGCCCAGATAAAGCTAGGAAGAGATTGTGAATGCTCTGGGGTTACGGTAGGTGAAAACTAGACGACTTAGCTCAAGTTCAAGATAATGATATCAAAAAGTAAATCGAAGAGATTTCACTCAGGGCGAAGTATTTTCAAAATTAAAGGAAATGAAGAAAAAAGATAAGATTATTAGTGGTTCAACAATAACTAGGATTCTAGTTAAGGAATTAGTAGATCAGGATTATATTGATAATATAGATAAGGAGTATGAGGGTATGGGTTATAAAAGAGTAGATTACCTTGAAGTACCATCTGCTTTTCCTACTGATGGGAATGGTATGGCTACTATATTGAGAATAACTTACGATAAGATAAAAGATGAGAGTAACAGTAACTAAACCAAGCTTGTTTTATAACTATTTGTTATGGTTAGACCCTATGTTAAAGTTAACTAAGGTTGAGCGTAATGTACTAGCTAGTTTAATTACCTTACATAGTTTGAATAAGGATAAGGAAGATATACAAGGGATATTGATGCATGAAGATACACTGGATTCATTACGTACTAAGTTACGGTTGGGTAAACGTGTTTTTGATGATGCTATGTTAAAGTTAAGACAGAAGGGCTATATTACTGATGGTGGTGTAGCCCCTATGTTTATTTCCTACCCAAGAGATGGGAAGTATATCATAAATGTTGAATTTGAAGTTAAGTGAAGGTAACATTATATAAGTTCTATAGTTTAGAGGATTTTATTAATGCTCTCTCAATAATGGAGAGAGAGTTAGCTCACCAAGAGGATTTAATACCTGGTTTAAGGACTGAGTATGTTTCTATTGTTGGGGATGATAAGAATGCTTATTATATACAAGTAACGTTACAACATGAAACTGAAGATTGATGATTTTGTTGACCAGCTCTCAGAAGAGTTTGGGTTGTCTAAGATACAAGTTAGGGCTATAATAAGTGAGCCCTTTAAATTTATAACTAATATGGTTAGGGCTAAAGAACCTAAGTCAATTAGATTACATAACTTTGGGATACTATTCCCTAAAAAGAGTGCTAAATTTGATGAAGTTAACAGAGATAGTGGAAGCCTTGAGGAACAAGATAAATCCAACACAGGAGATAGCAGAGAAAGCCAAGATAAGATCAGAGATCTGTCAGAAGTGTGATATGCTTGAGGAGAATACAATGGTGTGTAAGGGCTGTCTTTGTTTTACACCATTAAAGGTTTACTCATCAACCCCAGATGGGTGTCCTAAATACAAGAATGGGGGATGGGAGGAATAATATGTTATATTTGATACCTTATTTTTCAGATGTATATAAGGAGAACGCAGATGGTTCTTCAAAACTTATAGCTAGAGATGTACTAAGACATCATCAGATTGATTTAGATTTGATAGATAATGTTACAGAGTATTTAAACTCTAAGGGTAAGGTAGTAAAGAATATGAGTGTTATCTCTCATAGAGACCTGGGTCAAATGATAGTCAATATGCCGTGTGATAAACTATGGGAATTACGTAAGAAACAAAATGGTTTTGAGATACGGGGCTTTAAAATAGAATTAAACGAAAAACAAAAAACAACAAATGGGAAAAGAAAAATTGGTAAACCTGGAAGGAACACAACTAAAGTCCGAAAGACCAACAGTAAGTGATGATATTGTGCGTAAGCATATAAAAGTAATAGGTAATAAAGTATTACTAAGAGTACTTAGAAAGAAGTATAGTGGTATTGTAATAGCTGATGAGAAGCGTATGGAATTTGAACCATACTTCCCAGTAATAGCTGTGGGTGCTTCTGTACTTAATATATTCCCTGGAGATTACGCTGGGTTAGAACCTGGTGGTAAGTGGGGTATTACAACATTATTTGGTGAGGAGTTTCTAATTGTAGATCCTTATCGTATAGATCATATAGTAACTGCTGAATATGCTAAAATGCATGCAGACTATCAGACAACTGAAGATAATGATATCTTTAGATTAGCTGAGGAAGCTAAGAAAGAATCAGCAAGTCTATTAGCTAAGAATGGTGAAGATGTTAAAACTAATGTAGCTATTATGGGGGACTGGTCCACTAAATCAAAACCTAACTAATGAGTATATTCCAATTAGAAAATAATGTTGTTAAGATATCTCCAGAAGTTATTTCGATTCCAGAATTTAAAGAAATCTGGGATAGAGATAAGTCTAAGGAAAAGGGTAAGGCCTACAAAGAGATTGCTTATGTATATTTCATGGCCGATTATAAGTCTCCGTATACAGCATACCCACCAGGAGAACGAGAAGACAAAATAAAATCTGATTTCATACGTGATGAATCTTGGGTAAGGGATGATAAAGTTAATGCAGCTATTAAGAAGTATGAGGAACTACAACAGACTCCAACACTACGACTGTTAATGTCAGCTAAGTTTGCTGCGGAGAAACTATCAGAATTCTTTCGTACCCAAGATCCTGAGCACCGCAACTACACATCTAACTTAGAGAAGCTAGGTAAAATTATAGAGTCACTAGATAAGTTAGAGGAGAGAGTTAAGAAGGAAGAAACAAATCAAAACAGAGTACGTGGTGGCGGTAATGTACTCGCAAGAGAAAGATAATGAATAAACCAACAGATAGAGATGAGGTGCAAGTAATTCTTGACCTCTACCGTAAAGGTACTATTACAATTAATCAAGCCCTTAACTTGTTAGGCTACGAAGGCCCAGCTAAACAAGATAATTTTCAGGGAGTCGAGTGGCCTACAATTAAAGTAGAAAAACCTGAACCAAAAGGGTTATTCAGAATAGATAAATTAGGAAATGGCGGTTGTTGATAAGTTGCTTAATAAAGCAAATAAGAATAAAGAGTCTGGGGCTCTAGGAGAGTTTATCTCCATGTTATTTAGTACTAGAGATGCTGCACATGCAGCACATTTAAAGACTACTAGTTTTGCTGAGCATAAGGCTCTAGATGATTATTATAGTGGTATAGTAGATCTTGTAGACGCTTTAGCGGAATCAGCTCAAGGTAAGTATGGGTTACTAAATATTCCAATGCCTACGTGTGATTGTTATGGTGGAGATTGTGTTACTATGTTTAATGAGTTTGTTACTAAGGTACAAACTATTAGAAGATCATTACCACAAGATTCTTATATACAAAATCAAATCGATGAAGTTGAAGCATTAATGTATTCAACAATTTACAAATTAAAATACTTAAAATAATGAGCTTTTTATTCTCAGTATTAGCTTGGGTTGTATCAGTAATTACATACTTTAAGGTATTAAAATTATACGAAATTCATAAAGGACACCCAGATTTATAGTAATGAAGATAACAGAATTTGCGAAACTAGTAACACAGAATGAGGGTTTGAAAGAGCAAGTAAATATTGCTCAGACTATGGAGATACTAAAGATAGTTAATAGGCTATTGCTTGGTATCCCTTATAAAATAATTAAATTATTGTAATGAATAAAGTAGATACGAGTTTAAAGTTTGTTAACACACAATTGTTTTGTGAAGCTGCTACGCACTTCATGAAGTTTAACTGTTATACGTTTGCTCCTCCAGGTACTTATGAATATCAGGAATATTGGGATGAGCAAGATCGTAGATGTAAAGAAGGTTATACAGTTGCTGGTGTTAGAGTTACTGGTGAACATTACGCGTATCTAAATTTTGGTAGGATAAAGGTTACAGTAGGCGAGGGTAAAAGACAACGAAAGTATGAGTCTTTCCCTCGCTTTCTTGATATGGATTACTACTACTATCATGAGCTAGAGAAAGCTAAGAATAGTAGGGAAGGTATGATTGTAGCTAAGTCCAGACGTAAAGGGTTCTCGTATAAAGGAGCCTTTAACTTAGTTTATGAATATAACTGGTATAGAGATAGCTTTAGTATCATATCTGCGTTTATGAGTGATTACTCCCAAAGTACTATGAACATGGCTTTGGATATGATTAACTTCTTAAATAAGCATACAGATTGGGCTAAGCGTAAACTTATAGATACCAGAGTACATATTAAAGCTGGATTTAAAGAAAAGAATGAGAAGGGTATTGAGGTAGAGCATGGGTACAAATCAGAGATTATGACCATGAGCTTTAAAGATAACCCATTTAAATCCATTGGTAAATCATCTTCTGTCATGTTATTTGAGGAAGCTGGTAAGTGGCCTGGTTTAATTGAGGCTTATATGCTTTCTAAACCTTTGTTCTCTGATGGTGATGTCATGATTGGTATACCAATTATATACGGTACTGGTGGTGATATGGAAGGTGGTACACAAGACTTTGCTTCTATGTTTTATAGTCCTGAGGCTTATGGTTTAAGATCCTATGAGAATATATGGGATGAAAATGCTGTAGGTGAGTGTGGTTGGTTTGTAGATGATGCTTGGTATAAGTTACCTCACGTAGATGATGATGGTAACTCTGATAGGGTTAAGGCTTTATCTGAGCTTGATTTACAGCGTGATTTGGTTAGGAAGTCTGGTAACAAGCGTGCATATCAAACGTTCATTACACAGCATCCTAGGACCCCACAAGAGGCATTCTTAAGAACAACAGGTAATATATTCCCTGTAGCAGATCTTATGGAGAGATTATCTTTCCTTGAGACACACCCTGATATACAAGATGCTGACTATGTTGTAGATCTATTATCTGACACTGACGGTACTGTTAAGTGGAAGATTAATCAAGACCTATTCCCAATTAAACAATTCCCGTATAAACAGTCTAATGAGGATTTAACTGGAGCTGTAGTTCTTTTTGAGTTACCTAAAGAGGCTGCAGATGGTCAAGTAATGTACGGTAGGTATATTGCTGGTATTGACCCATACCAACAAGATCAGGCTGAGAACTCTAGTTCACTGGGTTCTATATTTATATTTGATACCCTAACCCAACGGATAGTTGCGGAGTATACAGGACGTCCTTCAACTGCCCGTGACTTCTACGAGATATGTAGGAAGTTAATAATGCTCTATAATGCTAAGGCATTGTATGAGAATCAGATAGTTGGATTATTTGACTACTTCCAATTCCAAGGTTGTGTACATTTGTTAGCTGATAAGCCTAAATTTGTAGATGATATCATTAAGAGTAGTACTGTTTCTAGGAAGAAGGGGATGCATATGGCGCCACAGTTGAAGGAGTACGGGGAAGAGTTAATAAAGATGTGGTTAATTGGTCCTTCTACTGAAGAGGGAATATCTAATCTATACACTATCAGGAGTATACCTCTGCTAAAAGAGCTTATACATTATGATCCAGACCCTAAAAAGAACTTCGATAGGGTTATGTCATTAATGATGTGCCTGTATTATGCTGCAGATAAAAAGAAAATTAAAGCATTACTAGAGGAAACTGAAGATGAGGGTTATGATGCCTTCTTTAGACATGACTTTTTTAACAAGAAAAGTGGTGATAATCAGAATATAAGGTACACTCCTAAACCAAGAGGACCCTTTTTCGACTATAGTGCTATATAGTGTGTGTAACTTTCGCAAATTTTACGCAAAACAACTAATTAATGTAATAATTTTGTAGATTATCCTAAATTTATGGAAGATAACAACGAATTCTTATCAAGAGGTTGGCCCCGACAAAAGCTACCACGAGCTAGAAAAGATAAAGCTTGGGGACAGTTGTGTGTTAATAGTGTCATAAGACACTGTAGAAACATCCAAGACCGAAGAAGAAGCCCAGTACAACAAAAGAGAAGAAATTATAATCTGCTGAATAATAAGATTAACCGTGCAGATTTTGAATATACATTAAATCCATTTAACTTAAGTAAAGAAAGATTAAATGAATTCCAATTACCTGCCTCACTACAACCATATGATGTTATTTCACCAACATTTATGCTATTATTTGGGGAAGAAGCTAAAAGGAGATTTAATCCAATAGTTAGAGGTATTAATGAGGGAGTATTACACTCCAAACAAAAGCAAAAGCAGGAGATGATTATCCAATTATTGGATCAAACATTGAAAGCTAAGTTGGGTTTAGACCCTGAAAGTGAAGAACCATCAGATGAGATGGTTATGAAGTACCTTAATTACTCTCCTAAAGATATGAGAGAGAGTGTTATGGAGAAACTACTCACTTATTATAGAAAGAAATTAAACTTACAAGATATTTTCCAGACAGGTTGGAAGGATGCTCTAGTAGCTGGTGAGGAAATTTACAGAGTAGATATGGTAGGAGATGGTCCTAGAGTTACTAGGGTTAATCCTTTACATACATCTTTTGTATTACCTCCTAATACAGATCAATTAGACTATGCTGATATGATACATGAGGTTGAATACCTCACGTTAGCTCAGATTATAGATAATTTTTATGAGTACCTTTCTCCTAAACAGATTGATTACATGGAGAAACACTTCCCAGAGTATACAATGAATCCGTACGCTATGACTACGGCATTTGCTATACCTGAGGTTGAGTCTATCTTCCAGTTAACTTCTAGAGAAAACATGAAAGGTATTCCTGTTCATCGTGTTCGTTGGAAGTCTTTTAGAGAAATGGGTTTCTGGAATTATATTAACCCTGAAACTGGTGAACTTGTAAGAGATTTAGTTGATGAGGATTTCGTTATAGATGAAACAGATCCTACACAAACATTAGAGAAATTCTGGATAACAGAATATTGGGAAGGTACTAGACTTGGTGATGAGACTAAAGGTATTTACTTGAATGTAAGACCTTGCGCGATACAGTATAGAACATTAGAGAACCCTACTGCTTGTAGAAGTGGTTATGTTGGTACTATCTATAATGCATTAAATTCACAGTCAGTGTCTTTAATGGATAGGGTAGTTCCTTGGGTTTATCTATACATGATTATATGGTATAACACAGAGTTACTTATAGCTACTAACCCAGGTAAAATAGCTACTATTGATACAACCCTTATACCTCCAGGCTGGGAACCAGAGAAATGGTTCTACTATATTAAGCAGATGAAGGTAGCTTTCGTTAATACTTATAACGAAGGTAAGAAGGCTGAAAGATATGGTGATGTAAATATGTCTACACAAACTAAGTCCCTAGATATGGAGCTTGGTAATAGTATACAGTATAATTTACAATTACTTGATTATATAGAACAGAAGATAGAAACTACATCTGGTGTAACTAGACAACGTAAGGGTGCTATATCAGCATCAGAACTTGTTGGTAACACTGAGAGAGCAGTAGTACAATCTTCACACATTACTGAAGAATGGTTCAGAGTACATAACTTTACTAAAGTACGTGTATGTGAAGCATTACTTGAAGTAGCTAAGTTAGCTTTACAAGATGGTAATAACAAGGTAATGCAGTACATTACTGATGATTTAGCTGATGTTCTATTCAAGATAGATGGTGATGCTCTAAATATAGATCATGCTGTATTTGTTACAGATATGGCTTCTGATTATGAGGCATTACAAGCATTTAAAGATAACTTAAGATTTGCTCTGCAGTCTGATAAGATTGATTTCTCACAAATTGTTGATGTTTATAATAGTGAGTCTATTGCTGACTTAAAAGCTAAGACTAAGCAAATAGAACAAGAGAGACAACAGAGAGAACAAGAACAGTTACAGATGCAGCAACAAATGCAGCAAGAAGCTTTAGCTAAACAAGAACAAATGGAAATGATGAAGCTTGAGATGCAGAAGTATATTGCTGATAGTAATAATGATACTAAGATAGCTGTAGCTCAAATACAGTCTTATATAGGACAGGAAGACATGGATCAAGATGATAATGGTATACCAGATCCTATGCAGATTGGTGAGCTTGCTTTGAAACAACAAGAGGCAGCTTCTAAAGATATGAACGAGCGTATGAAGTTACGTCTTGAGAAAGAAATAAAGAATAGAGAAATAGCTTTAAAGGATCGTGAGATAGCTGCTAAAGAAAGAGAAGTTAAATCTAAGGAGAATTTAGAGAAAGAGAAATTAAAAGTAGAACGTGAGAATATGAAGAATGATCTTCAGATAGCACGTATACAAGCAAAAAATAGACCTAAACCAAGTAGTAAAAAATAATGGGAGCAACTGTAAATAATAGTTCTGGATTCAGTGTTATAGGAAAGCCAGAAGAAATTAAACGTATATCTAGAAGGATACGTCCTTTTAGACATGCTTATATAAAACTAATAAAACCAGCTAGTACATTAACTTGGGAATATGTTAACAATATTAATGAGTTTGGGGATACTTTTATAACTCAAGTTTCAGATGGTACTGGTAGTTATGGTATTACTTTTGATGTTGGTTTTTTTAAGAACCCAACAAATGTTATACAAGATGTTAGTATTATACATAGTACTACTAGTAATATAGTTATTACAGCCTCTTTTACAAATGATACAAAAAGTAATTTAAATATCAATGTTTTTGATATAACACTTTCTTCTACTACAGATGTTTTAGGTGAAATATTAGTTGTTATAAGAGAATTTTATGAGTAAGATATTTAATGAAAATAAACTACGACCATATTATATGTTTGTAGCATACTTTGAACAGTTTGATGCAATTGAGCCTGTTTTTATTAAACTTATCTATAATGACTTTAAGGCAGCTCCAGAATTTTCTTCTATATATAATGGTCCTGGTAAATATGAGATCAATATAGATAATAATGTAGCTATGGGGATAAACCAATATAGTAAAGCAACAGTTGTAGCTAAAATAGGATATGCAGGTGCGGTAGAAAATAAGTTAGAATCTTATTTAGATACTTCTCATTATAAAATAGATTTAACTAACTACTATTTACCATTTGCTTCAAGAGAAAACATAAATGGTAACTTTTATTTGATATATACAAAACTTAAACAATAAAATGAATTCAACAAAACTTTATCTTTACAATGATGGTTACATTCTTGTAACTATCTCTGGTAATTTTTACATTACCAACAACTTTATCAAATCTACGGATGTGTCTGTAGAAGGTCTTGAAGAGACTGTATTTGATATTGGTATTCAAGCTATTATTGATAACGCTTTCAACTCAATGGTTGAAAATGTTAGCCTTGATTTCGCTAGAGGACTAGCTCTTCTTGTTAATGAAAAAGTAGAAGACTTTGATTAATTTATTATGAGTAGTAGGGTCGAAGTACTAGGTTTATTAGTTGGTGATATGAAGAACTCTCATTGGATTGAGAGTGCTTATACTATTATTAATACCTCGTTTTTAGGAACGTATGAATCTTTAGATGATTTTCTATGGGAAACCTCAATAGAGGCTACCAATCTTCTTCTTCCTTCCCTAGATTTCGGCCCTGCGACTCAATATTCTGAACATCAAATAAATACCTTAAAAAGGTTAATAGTTAATAAAATAACTTTAAAAGCTCAATATTGTTTATCTGAGCTTAGTATGAATTATGGCAGATAATATACGTAAAATAAATGCGGGTAAGACCGCAACTTATGGTAAGATCTATTATGATTTAAATGGTCAATCTTATATAGGATTAGCTAATGGTAGATTACGTTTAGAATCTACAGGTAATGGTAGTGAACTAATTGATAATACTCAAGACTCAGATCTTGGTAATTATAATAAACAATTGTTCTATTCTACTACTGGTGACATAACTATGATAGCTTACTATACTGGTGGTAAATATTCACATTCAGCATACTTTACATATGATGCTAATTCTAATATATCTGAGATAGACTATAAAGGTAAGATTACCTATAAAAAAACTTTTCAGTATAATTCATCTGGAGATTTAATTAAAATAAATATTTTAAAATGAGTAAGTCAAATACAACAGAAAACGATATATTAAAAGCTATGCTCCAAGGTACAGATCCTTCATGGAGAGCTGGTGCTACAATATATCTTGCTTTATATACTGCTGATCCTGGAGAAGCAGGTACAGCTATTACAAATGAGTGTGCCTATGGTTCTTATGCTAGGGTAGCTATAACCAAATCATCTGGATGGACTGATTCAGGTTCTACATTTACAAATGCAGGATTGCTACAATTCCCAGAATGTACTTCTGGTACTGAAACAATTACTCACGTAGGTTTAGTAACTACAGCATCAGGAGCAGGTCAATTAGTAATAAGTGGAGCATTAACAGCATCAAGAAGCGTATCTAGCGGTATTCAACCACAATTTGCTATTGCTGCATTATCAATTACAGAAGACTAATGTATAAATGTTCAAAGTGTAATTTAGAAATTATAGTATTACCAAATGGTGAGAAGATAAGAGCATGTGATTGTAATGCTACAATTATAATGGAGATGTCTTCTAAACTGAATGGTGGTACAAAACTTGTACAAAAGTAATGGGATTCAAATCAATAGGTGAGTTAATAGATTCAGAACTTAGTGGTAAAAAAAGAGAATATATCTGGAGAAAAGTACCTTCACAGGTTACTAATACAGGTATATGGTTTGACTTATCTATGAGTCCTGGAATGCCTACTCCTAAATATTGGTTTGATGCAGCTCCATTAGAAGCTAAAGCTATTACACAATCTACTGATGGTGGATTTTATCATGGTCCTAATGTATCTCCTTCTGAAAAGTTTTTAACTAAACTTACAGTTCAAAGCAGTGCATCAGGTACTACACAAGTAGCACCAATGAATGCCATACTTTTGGACTATTTATTGTATTACCCAAGTATAGATGATGGTACTACTGATCCTCAAGTTATGGATAATACAGTAACATTACCAAGATATACAGATGGTAAAGGTGTACAAATGATGGCTATAACTACTGGTGCTAGAACAGGAGGTCAACAATTTACTGTAAATTATACTAATCAAGATGGTATAGCTGGTAGAGTTACTCCTGTAATTACACAAAATACTTTCAATGTTATTGGTACAGTAACTTCTCATAATAATACTACAGCTAATTCACCAGGACCATTCTTACCATTACAAGATGGTGATAGTGGTGTTAGATCAATAGAATCTGTAACTATGTTAGGATCAGATGTAGGATTGTTTACTATAATACTTGTAAAACCAATTGTACAAATCTGTTTTAGAAACTCATTAACAACTACTGCTGGTGTAGTAGCAGTACCAACTGAAAAAGATTTATTATTACATCAAACAAATATAACAAGAATTTACGACGATGCCTTTTTAAATTTCATTGTGTTACCACAAGGAAGTTTAGCTTCAAATGTATTACAAGGTAGTCTAAAACTAATATGGAATTAAGATATGGCTGGATTTTCATCTAACGATCAAATTATAAATGCTTTAAGTAACGGTCAAAAATTTGACTTATCTTGGGGTAAAAACTTTAATCCTACTACTGCCGCTGTAGCTAACGAGTGGCATACATTATTCAGAGGTGGTGGTAATCCTCCCGCTGATGCTATATTTAATGCTGGAACTAATTTAACGTTCCAGGCTGTAAAAGATAATACTACTAATGCTGGAGCTATGCAGCATGGTGGTAATGTTCAGCCTAGTTATTATAAATATTTATTAAATGCTCATGCAGTAACAGCAGCAGCTACAGTTGTACCATGTACAATGGCTTTAGTTGATGTGATAGGTTTTTATAGGGTAACATCTGTAACAACTACTACTGCACAAGCTACTACTAATACTTTAGGACAATCTGATACATTCACAGCTAACGATACTACTGATATTTGTACGTGGAGTTCCACAGCAAATATTCCTAGTAATATACTTACAGGAACTAGAGTTAGATTAACTACTACTACTACATTACCTGGAGGATTAGCTACTGCTACTGATTATTATGTAATCAAAGTTTCAGATACTACTTTTAAATTAGCTACTACTTTCGCTAATGCCGTAGCTAATACAGCTATTGATATCACAACAACTGGTACAGGTACACATACTGTAACTTGGTTATTACCACGTTATACAAATGGTGCTGGGGTACAAGCAATTATATTTGCTAATAATGCTACCCCATTGGGAGCAGCTACACCTAACTTATCGTTAGGTTATACTAACTCTTCACAAACAACATCAAGAGCTACACCAACTACTTTACCAGTAGGTAAAACAGCAGCTTCTAATTCACTTATAGTTTATACAGGAGCTACAGGTGCAGGTAAGTATAATTATACTATGCCCTTACAAGCTGGTGATGCTGGTATAGCTGAAGTCAATACTATTCAAAATGCTACATCTTATGTATCTGGTGAATACACAGTAGCTTTAATTAAAGAGATAACAAGATTACCACTGAGTACATTAGGTTTAGCTTCTGAAAGAAACTTATTATTTGAGTTCCCAAGCTTACCTAGAATTTATGATGGGGCTGCTTTATATTGGTTAGTTGGTAGTGGCGTAGCTACACCTGCTAATAGTGCATTTTCAGGATTATTAACCTTTGTTTGGAACTAATGTTAATAGGAAATTATAATTCTCAAGAGTCCAATATTTGTGGACATTTTCATAGTGGCTTAACCAATCCTTATAACCGGTTGAATCCTATGACTATGCGTAACTATTGGCAGAGGGAATATAGTTTATCTGAGCAGGAAAAAAGAGATAGTTTTCCTACAGGTACTAATCCACCATATTCTACTGTAATGGCAGATAAGGGTAGTTTATTAAGTTCAACTACTACTATTAATAATTCTAGTGAATTAGCAGCTAGTTTAGCCCTTGGTATAAATATAGATAGTACTTTAAGTGGTACATCTACAATGACTTCTGGGTTATCTCTTATTACTTCCTTAAGTAGTTTATTAAGTGGTAGTAGTACTATAGCGGGTAGTTTAACTAGCTTAGTTAAAATGTCAGCTACATTATCAGGAAATAGTAGCTTAGTAGGATCTTTAAGTGTATTAGCTTTTATGGAAGCTACACTATCAGGTAATACTACTCTTGCTGGTAATTTAAAAGGTACTTTATCTTTAGAGGCAGATATAACACCATTCACAACATTAAGTCCTGAAAACTTGGCTGCAGCTGTTTGGAATAGTGTAGCATCAGCTTTTAATGACCCTGGTACAATGGGTGAAATAATGAATAATATGGGTTCTGTAAGTGACCCTTGGAGTGTTAACTTACCATCTAGTTATACAGCAGATCAGGCTGGAGCCATAGTTGCTAGGCTGGAAGATCTAGCTAAAAAAATAAAAGCATTAACAGCAGCTCAGATGTAAGTAGTGCTATAAAAGACAAATTTAAATTATTTTATAGTACTTTTAATCAATAACTTAAAGAATTAACTTTGTAAAAAAGAAGAAGACAATGGAAAAAAACTTTGAAAAACTAGACATGGATTTCCTCGGAGGTGCCCTTGAAGATGGGATTATACCTGTAGTGGAATCTATAACAAATGTTGGGGAAACAACCCAAACACAACAAAATGATAAGGATGATGATCCTATAGAACCTATAGATAATCCTATCATGGATGTTGATTCTATAACTGATCTTGAAGAAGATGATGATGAACCTATAGCAGATCCTGTTGATCCAGTAGCTGCTCCATTAGGAGATGTTCAATCAGCAAATGATGAAGTTATAGGATTAGCTAAATTTTTCTCTTCTAAGGGTTACTTAGAATTTGATGAAGAAAAAGATAAAGATATAGATGAAGAGTGGATTGAAGCTAATGTAGAAGCGGTTCTTACTAAAAGAGCTGAAGAAGCATTAGATCCTACCATCAAGTATATCAATGATTTATATAAAAAGGGTGTATCCTTAGAGTCATTAATAGTAGCTCAGGTTACTACTGATAAACTTGAGGGTATAGATAATGAAGATTTAGGTAAAGATGAAAAGTTAGCTGAATCTGTTGTTAGACAGTACTACACTGAAGTTATGGAATCTGAAGAAGAGGAAGTAGAAAGTGTACTTGAAGACTTAAAAGATGCTGGAATGCTTGGTAAACAAGCTATTAAAATGAAAGATAAGTTAATTAAGTTTAATCAGAAAGCTATCGAGAATGCAGCTAAAGAAGCTGAACGTGAGGAAGTCTTACGTAGAGAGCGGGAATCTGAAAAACTTACTGTACTTAAAAAAGTTGTAGATTCTACAAGTACTTTTATTGAAGGTATCGAAATGAATGCTACTGAGAAAGATAAGCTTTACTCTGGTATAACTAAGAAAGATAGATCAGGATTGACTGAGTATCAGAAGAAGTTAATGGACCCAGATATGCAGCTTAAAGTCGCTCAGTTTATATTATTATACAATGGTGATCTTAAACCTTTAGAGGAAAAGATTAAAACCAATGTAGTTAAAAACATTAAAACTAAAGCTAATACATATACTAATAAGACTCCTAAAGATCCTAAAAAGATTGCTAGCGAGGCTTTGAAGTTTATTAAAACTAGCTTAAAATCATAAACAAAAAATAATAAAAAATTATTATGGCAACACAAAAATTTAGCCCACTACAAGTGAGTTATGCTAAGAGTTGGTCAGGATTAACACAAGATAACCACCTTTACAGTATTTTTCAAAATGATGTACAGAAGGTAATGGACACTATGGTTCAAGTATTTGACTACATGGGCTTACGTGGTGTTCAAACATTGCTTGGTAAATATCCTACTAAAGTTATGCCTCATGACGGGGAGTACTCTTGGTCACTTAAAGGTGATGATCGTCGGGCGATCGCAATTGTGAGCTACACAGCTCCAGATCAAAATTTCCCAGGACTTGGGTATGCTCAATTCGAACTCGAATTAGCAGAACGTTTCTTCCAGCGCACTGACTACTTGATCTTTGATGATCGTGAGTACGGGGTACGTATTGTAGATGATGGTAGACCTAATGGTACTAACTGGATCTATACTGTAGAGCACATGCGTCCAGATGCTAGTTTCTATATCCCTACAGGATTGTTAACTGGTGGTCGTAGAGTATCTAAAGAGTACAGCGTAACTACTAACGTTATGACTGATGAGTTCGGTGGAACACAATTCAGTTCACAGTTCGAAATGCGTAATGGTTTCACTACCATGACTAAGGAATATCTTGTTCCTGGTAATATGCATGACCGTCCACTCTTGATTAGTATGACTACACCTTCAGGTGAAAAAGTTAATACTTGGACTAGATGGCAAGAAGCTGTAGCTGACTTCCAGTGGATTCGTGAGAAGAATAACCAATTGTTCTACGGAAAGTCAAATAAGAGAGAAGATGGTACTTATGTGAATCGTGCTTCAAACGGCTATGTTATTAAACAGTCTGCTGGTTTGAGAGATCAGATTTCTCCATCTTACAAATTCTACTACACATCACTTTCATTGGATTATCTTATGGAAGTAGCTCTCAACCTGTCTATTAACATTCTCCCACAAGATCGTAGAGAATTCTTAATTATGACTGGTGAGCGTGGTATGATTGCCTTCCATAGACTTATCGAAGATAAGGTAGCTATGTTCCAACCGCTTGATTCTAAGCGTGTGTTTGGTGCTGGTCAGAACTTAGGTTTTGGTGGACAGTACAGAACATTCTTAGGGCCTCAAGGTGTTAAATGGAATGTTATGCATATGCCTGAATATGATGATCCTATCGATAACCGATTGGAAGATCCAGATGGCGGATTCACAGAAAACTACCGTATGACTATCATGAATATAGGAACAACCAATGGTCAACCAAATATTCAGAAAGTAGTACCTGCAGGTCGTGTAGATCAGAAAGGTTATACAGTAGGTCTTACATCTCCATATGGTCCAAATCATGGTGGTATGATGTCTCATCCAATGGACGGTTATGGTGTTTACTATGCTTCAACTGAAGCTGTTATGATGCCTAATCCTCTTACGGCGTGTGAACTTCTGAAAAACGTTGCGTCACAATATTAATCTAATTAAATAGGAAGAAGAATGGAAAAAATAACAAAAGACGTTAGTGTTAAGGAGGTTAGTACTCCTACACAAGAAGAAATTTATAGAGCGGAATTAAATAAGATTTCGGGTAAATTTATTATAAAAAATAATAGAACTACATGGTTAAGCACTATGGCTGGTAACTCAGATGGTAGAGTATTACACGTAGGTACATTTACAATGTATACACCTGAATTAAGCCCATTTAACAGAGGCGCAGTAATAACAGGGATTACATCCCCACTATTACGTGAAGCTCTTGCTTGGGCTTTAAATACCGACCAAAAAGACTTTCACGAAAACAATCGTGCTTATTGGGGAAATTATTTTATTAAAATTCCAGCAGAAGGATTAATTCTTGACTGTGACGTTAACGCAAAAAACAAACTAGATTACCTTATTCTAAAGGCTAGTAGTCGTATATATTCAGACGGTATCAATGGTTGTAAAGACAAGGCTAGAGCAGATTATATTATCACTTCAACAGAGGCTGAGAAATCTAAGGAAGCTAAGAGTCTTGAACTGTTAACTGCAGCTTATTCTAAGCTTGGTTCTATGACACTCTCTGAACGTATGGACTTCTTAAAAGTATACGAAGAAGGTAAATTTAAAGTATCTAATAATTCAAAGCCTGACTTTATCAACGCAAATATGAAGCAAGTAATTGAAGATTCACCAACTAAATTCTTGGAAGTGTTTAATAACCCTTTCTATAAAGAAGCTGTGTTTCTACAAGATTGCTTGATGGCTAAATTGGTTGAGAAAGTAGGGCCTAAATATTATGTTAAAGGTGGCGAGAAGCTCGGGGATTCTTATATCTCCACACTTCAAAACTTACAATCTGATGATTGGCAGTCAGTTAAAATTAGTCTCTTAGGTAAATTACAACGTAAATAATGGCAACATTTACTCTAGCGCAAGCACATCAACGATTCAAGATCTTATACGATAAGGTCGATAGTTTTAATTCTCCAGAGTTTACTCCAGAGGCTATCGATGAGTTATTGAATATAGGTCAAGATGAGTTAATTAAAGCTGTTACTGCTAGAGGCGTTGAAGCTACACAAGAGCTAGCTGATATGTTAAAGAATATTACTACACCTTTTAGTACTACTACATTTAATACTGGAAGTAATAAGGAGGGAGGGTTGCTAGTTCAACTCCCCTCCGATTACTACACTGCTTTACATGAGGAGGCTGAAATCACTTACACTAAATGTGGGGTGGTAACATCTGAAAGATGTCCAGTGTACCCAGTAACTAGGGATAGGTATAATAAGATCAAATATGATCCTTTTAATAAACCATCTACTGATGCAGTACTAAGGTTAGTATATAATAACACATCTAATACTGATACTTTTGAATTACTAGTAGATAGTAGTGTTACATTAAGCACTTACTATTTAGATTATATCCGCAGACCACTTAGGATACAATATGGCTCACAATATGCTACTGTTGTACCTGTACCTGATGTAAACTGCGAGCTAGTTGATAAAGCATACTACAGAATAATTGATATTGCTGTAGATAAGGCTTTAGAAGCTATGCGTCTTAAACAACAACAAACAGCTAATAACTAATTAAATGGCTTTTGATAAAATCGCTACTACTAGAGGAAGACAAGCCCAACTTGTAAAAGGTCAGGGTAATAACCTCTTTACTCGTGCTAGTGACTTTAACCCAATAGTTGATTTCATAAACAGTATATTAGGGGAAACTACTTCAGCCACTGCTAATTCAGCTACAGGTAACTCTGTAACATTGAATACACAGTCTGGTAAGATTACTACTGGTACCCTAACTACTGCTGCTGGAGCAACTCAAGCTGTAACTTTAACTAACAGTTTAATTACTACTTCTAGTAATGTAATTGCTTGGATCGAAGATTATAGCGGGACACTGTTCACTAATGGAGTTCCATTAATCCTTAAAGCTCTGCCTTCAGCTGGCTCTGCTGTAATTACCGTAGGTAATATAGCTGCTGCCAATGCCTTGAATGGTACTCTTAAAATCAAATTTATAATTCTTTAAATTAAAAAACAATGAGTGTTACAACTGTAAGAAATGTAATGCAGATGATGATTGGTAAGAACGTATCCGCAACTGGAGCTTCTGTACAACTCACATCCCCTACAGGTTCAAACTATATCGCTGACGGTGAAATCGTAGCCTTGGGTAAAGATAGAAAATATCTTACTCCTGGGTCTACTGTATCCGATCAAGAATACATATATTTGGCCTACCGTAGTGGAAACAATATCCACTATTCTAATGCTATCTATGGTAAAGGTTTAAAAAAATATGCTGGGATCGATGGGTCTCAGGGTAATGAGCAAATCTATCACATTGGTTATGTAGGTTCTGGTTCACAGAACTTAGATGTAACTGCTGGAAATGATTTCTATGTTCATATTACTAATACCTTTAATGATATGCAATACTCTGAGCAATTAGATCGTAGAACATATTTCTCTACATTCGCAGTACCAACTGCTGAAAAAGTAGCTGCAGATATTACTAAACAGATCTGTATTGATCCAGGTTCTCATATCCGTGCTGAAATGCTTAACAGTGGTTCTGCTGCTGCCTTTGGTGCTGGTATAACTGCTACTGTGGTAAATGATGGAAGATCAGTTTCTTTCTCATCTGCACACTCTTTAGTAGCTGGTGATTATGTACGTATTGGAACTACTACTGTAGCTTCTGGTATCGGTACTGGTATCCCAGTTTACAAAGTAGCTTCTGTACCATCAACTACTACTATCATACTCGAATGGCCTTACCAAGGTCCTAGTCAGAGTAACCTCGATGCTAACGCTGACTGTGGTAAACTTACTGCTGGTGCTAACTTTGGTATCCGCTTGACTGGAGAAACTCTTGACTACCGTCTTGACTTCTTCAAGTTTATGCGTGTAACCTTCAAAGTTGGTCTTAGCGGACTTGGTTCTACAGTGCTTACTAAGACTCAAGAAATGAGCCTTGGTCGTGGTGATGGTCGTCAAGTAGCTGAAATCGAGAGCTTTGCTCAAGGTTTTGATGGTCCTATGAATCGTGTAACTATCCCGTTACCAATTCTTAGAACAGATGCTGATAAGAGTACTACTACAGCTCAAAATGCTACCTATGGTAATACATTCACTAGCGCAACTACTGTTTATGATAATATCTCTATATTACATGGCGTAGCTGCTCCTCACTTCGCTACTGGACCAACTCCAGCTGCTGAGGAAGTTAGATTATATATCGTAGATGGTGCTGCACAAACTGCAGGTCTTTTGGCACAACTTAATCCTTGGATGGAATCTATAGGATTAACTTCAGTGTCTGTCTAACTATTAATATAATTTAATATGCCTACAAGTTATCAAAGAAAAAGAGTAGCAAAAGCTACATATAGTTTTGCTGTAGATGGTGGTGCTCAAGGTACTATTACTCCAGCTACAAACTCAACTATACCATTAGGAGCAGTTATAACAGGAGTTTTTGTTGATTGTACTACTAACGTTGCCCCCGCAACTGGTGCTACTATCGCAATCAATGGTGGTGGTGCTATTTTAGTATCTGCAGCCACAGCTACTTCGCATGGTCTCAATACTGGTACTGTTAAAAAGTCTTTAGCTTTAGCTTCTTCAGCTACTGCTATTAAAGCTACTGCTAACGGTGCTATTACATTAACTGTCGCTACTGCAGATTTAACTGCTGGTGTAGTTAATATCCTAGTTGAGTATATAGTTTAATAAGTAAAAATCAAATTAGGGGTGGTGTAGTTTATTCTGCCCACCCCTTTTTATTAAAAACATGGCTAGAGTAAATACTAATTTAAGGATTTCATTTGAGGTCTGTGAATCACCTAATTGTAAATTCATCACTATTCGTGATACTACAGGTGTATATAATTCTATATCTAATCCTGGTGGGTGGGATAGTACAGAGGTGGCTAACCCAGATGCAGCCAATGTTACAGAAGCTACTATAACTATAACAGCACCAAGCGGTACTGTTTATACTTTTACTAGTTATAGTACATTACCCACAACTGATTATTTACCAGATGTAAATAAATTATTAGAATATCCAATCCTTTACTCAAGTTTAGGTACTACTGGTGTAATAACTGATGGTATCTATGAGATAAAAGTAGAGTATTTAGGAGATTGGAATGTTACTAATAACTACATAGCTTCTAATACATGTGAAGTGCTTTTAGCCTGCCAAGTTAATTGTTGCTTGGATAAAATGGCTAAAGAAATAGCTAAATCACAATGTATTGATTGTAAAAAGGAAGCTTTAGAAAAAATTGATAATGCTAAACGATACTTAAGAGCTGCTAAGGATGCTATGGCATGCGGAATGGCTAACCTAGCTAAGATAAATCTTGCTGCTGCTCAATGGTATTGTAACGAACATAATTGTAAAAATTGTTTTAAATAATGGGATGTTGTGACGGAATTGTAGAACTAGGAGCTCCAGGAGCTAATGGTAATGATGGTGTCTCATCTTATACTTATATAGCCTATGCAGATGATGTTACCTTAGGTACACCAGATGTTGTTACTGGTTTTAATGCTGATACTCCACTTGCTACTTCAGAATGGATAGCTATCATAACAAGCAGCACACCACTTACACCAGTTGAAGCTGACTTTGATGGTTACTGGGTAAAGATAAAAGGTGCTGATGGGTCAGGTTCTGCGGGTATAAATATTAAAGTAAATAACACTACTGTAACAGGTGGTCCTTTTACTACTTTGGATTTCTTAGGTAGTGGATTATCAGGTATAGCTGGTGCAGATGCTGGATCTGGTGAGGTTGATATAACTGTTGTTACAGCAGGTCTTATCACTATAACTAGGGCTAATGCATTAAGTTTAATAGGTTCTAGCGGTTTAACACCTGGAGCTTCATACTGGGTATATGATGTTGGTGATGGTGATATAGGTAGTGCTCATGCTGGTGTAATATTACGTGCTATACGTAATAATGCTTTTGATAATGTTGGTATATTTATAGCTAAGACTCCTAATAGGTCAGCAGTTTCACAATGGTCTGAGATTACTAGCTATTCTTCAGGTACTTATGTTGAAGATTTTAATGAGGTTTATAATGCTACTACAGCTACAACTATAGGTAATCCGCCATGTGCTACACCTGCAGAATGGACATTTGTAGTAAAAAGTAATGCTACTTATTATAGGACAGAAATACATGGGTGTGTGTATAATATAACTGACGATCAGTTTTATAAGCGTTGGGATCAACGTGGTAATAGTATTGAATTAACTGGGGTACCTAGTGGTACAACTGCTAATGAGATATTATTACAGTGTTTTAGGTGGGGTACTGATAATGTTGTTGGTAATAAAATTACATTAGATTGTCAAACTGTAAGTGGGGGATGGGCTGTAGGTAGATTACCTAATGACTTATTCTTTATACCATGTTATAGTTCTGGTCAGTTTAAGAATAATGTAGTTACGTTATCCCCAAGTTATGGTAGTATAACTGTACCAATTAGTACTTACTTTGACTTAGTAAATAACACATTTAATGATAATACTGTATTTAATTCACAAGTAGTTTTATATGATAATGGTAATACACAAAGAAGTAAAATTGAACATTGTGTAACATTTAATTCTGAGTGTATAGTAACAGCATCTGATATAATAAAAACTAATATAAGTGGTAATGATGCTGATGTTAGTATTACTAATAGTACTATAAAAAATAGTACTATTATAGATAACATAAATGCTACTAGTATAACTACTTCAGATATAGATTCTTCTACAATTGATGGGAATGATTCTTGTGTATTTAGTAGTTTATTTGGTAATTTTCATATCACTAATAATATTGATTTAGATATATATAATTCTACAGGTATAAATAATCGTACTGGTTTAAATATATTTAGTAATAACCAAGACTTATTAGTACAAGATCTTGTTGGTAGATTTTTTAATATTGATAGTAATGAAAGCATTATTTTACAATATCTAAATGTGTTTAATGGTACTATTAATCTTAATATAAATAACGTACCAGCTAATAAAAATCAATGTAGGCTACAACAGCTTACATTAGATAATGATGCTTCTATTACATCTAATGCTTGGAATACTCAAGGTATTATATTACGTGGTAGATTAAGTGGTAATAGGGGTACTATACGAAATGTGTTATTTGATAATACTGTATCAAGAACTATAGGTAATGTTGAAACTGCTGCTAAAACTGTTCAACAAGGAGATGCTCCATCTAGTTTTTTTGTATTAGATCAATTCGCATTTGATGATTCAGGTATAGACGGTAATAATACTACAAGACCATTTGAAACTTTTCCTTCTGCTGCTAGCTTTCCTACTATAAGCTCGACTGGTACATATGACTATATCAATATGTCACCAGCAGCTAATAATGCTTATGCTTTCTTAGATATGAGTGATGTAGCTATATTTAATGCGGGTGCACTAACTTTACCAGTATGGGCTGAACATGCAGGTATATTTTACTTATATAATGGTACTGGTCAAATTATAACCAGTATAGCATATTCAAGTGGAATTTATTCTACGTATCGTGGTCCTTATAAATTTATAAAATTAGAAGATGGTGGTTCTGTTGTATTCAGACCTATAGCTATAGCTACACCACCTGCAGCTTATCAAATGACTGCTAATCCAGTTGCTGATATAACATTAGCAACCTTATATGATTTTGTTTCAATAGGTAAACAAGGTCAATGTTATACAATTGAAAATTCTAAAGTCGTAGCGTAATATGGGATGTTGTGATGATCCAATCCTTTTATCAGGATTGACAGGGGCTCAAGGCCCACAAGGAGAACAAGGACCAACAGGTGCTACAGGCCCTACAGGTCCGCAAGGCGCTACAGGCGCTACGGGAACTCAAGGTCCTGCGGGTGCAGATGGGGCAGCTGGTGCTCCTGGTGATGTATTTAGTACTACATCTTCTGATTCATTAACTATTAGTATAGGCTCTAAAAGCTTTACAGTAGATACTGGATTGTCTTATGTACCTTCTCAGCCAGTTGTATTATCATTTGATGGTAGCAACTATATGAATGGTACTATTACAAGTTATAATTCAGGCACAGGAGCTGTTGTAGTTAACGTAACTTCAGTTACTGGTGCTGGTACTTATTCATCATGGTACTTAGCTTTAGGTGGTTTACAAGGTCCTCCAGGCCCAACTGGTGCTACAGGGGCTACTGGACCGACTGGTGCCACTGGTGCAACTGGAGCTACGGGTGCGACAGGCGCAACTGGTCCTGCTGGGCCTACTGGAGCAACAGGTCCCGCTGGTGTACCTGGCGCTAATGGTACAGATGGTGATGATGCTTGGGTTTATATAGGCTGGGCTACTGATGCTTCAGGTACTAATTTCTCATTAAATGATGCTAATGCTGGTAGTATAAAGAGATGTTACATTTCTTTCTTATCAGACTTACCCTCATTAACACCTATACTATCTGACTTCTTAACTGATGGTACACCATTTACAAAAATATGTGGTGAGGATGGTACTAGTGGTACACCTACTGGATCTAACTTTAATTCAGGAGCTGCTAATCCTAGTGGTTCTGGTGTAGTTGGTGATGTGTATTTAAATACAACTAGTGGGTCTTTCTTCTATTGGAATGGTACTAGCTGGACACCTATACCATTTGCTTACACAACTACTGGTTGGGTTACTGGTTCTCCAGTATCTCCATATATACCTGGTACAAGACCTGTTAGATATAGGCAACAAGGTAGTAGTGTTGTGATGCAAGGAGACTTAACTATTAATTTAGGTATAGCTACAGCTGGATTAATAACTACTAATATACCAGTTCTAACTTTAAATACTGGCTACAGACCACTTGTACAACAACATGTACTTATATTTGATAACTTTAGTGGTACCTTTGTAGCTGGGTATGTTACAACTGGGGGACTATTAATATTAAATGGTGCTAAAACACCTATGAGTAACTTAGATCTAAAACTTGATACTATAACCTTTACATTAAACTAATGACTTATACATACGAGGATATACAAGAAATTAGATTAAAAGCACAATGTTGCTTACCAGTATTAACCTATAATATTATTATAGCTGAGAGATCTGGTAATCCATGTGCTACTACTTTAAAACTACAAGCAACTATGTTAGAATATTACATGGATGCTTTAAAAAGATACAGACCATTAGACTATGAATATGAAGTAAATGGTGATGTTATCTACACACAAACTGAGGAAGATGAATGTTTATCTTCTGAAGATCTACAATGGGTAATTGAAGGTGTACGTGGTATATGCCAGTGCTCTTCTTGCCTTGACAGTTCTCAACTTTTAAAAGATATATAATGTTAAACAAAGACTTAAATTTAGCTAGGATCACATTTGAATCCACAGAACTCCCACTACAGAAACCATCTGGTTTTGTTTCAAATCGTGATGTAATTATAGTAGTACCTACAATGAAATCCTATTTCCATAACGGTACCTCTTGGGAAGAAATAAGTGGTATATTTGGTGTGCCTGGTCCTACAGGTAGTACTGGTCCAATGGGCTTACAAGGTCCTAAAGGTGATCCAGGTGATCCTGGAATTCAGGGACTTAAAGGTGATACTGGTGAAAAGGGTGACAAAGGAGATACTGGAGCACAAGGACCTCAGGGTCCACAGGGTATTCCTGGTACAGGTACTGGTGGTACAGGTAATGTTGGTAATACTCGTTGGGTAACTAATGAAGCAGAATTTAGAGCAGCTTTCGCTGACGCTAATATTAGATCTATACACTTAGCTAATAATATTACTTTAACACAACCAGTTACTATAAATCCTAACTATACTAAGATGTTAGAACTTGAGGGTCATGGATTCTCAATCACATCTGCTACAACTATATTTAGCCGTAAGTATGCTAGCTTAACAGCAGCTAACTCTGGTATTGATATGCAGTTTAGAATACGTAATGTAGAGTTTATATCTACATCTAATCGTGGTGCTGACTGTATAGATCTGGAAGCTAACTATGGTGCTCGTATTGAAGGATGTAGATTCTCTAACTTTAGAAGTGCTTTCAAAGGTGGTTGGACAATGGGTACTATAATTGACCAATGTTACTTCTGGGAAAACAATATCAGTATTGAATTAGATTATGCTAGATTTACTGGTGGTTCTAATAGTGCTTCCCAGTCTAATCATAGTATAATTAGGGATTGTAAGTTCAGACATTCTGCAGGTCAGTTTGGTGCTATTAAGGCTACAGCTGTATCTGGGTTAGTTATTGACCATTGTATCTTTGAAGGTGTTCAGGCTGGTCCTCAGTACGAAATATACTTTGATGATAATAGCTCTACAGTTGTAAAAGAATTTACTGTTAAAGGATGTCATATTGAACAAGTACCTTCAGTTGCAGCTGTACACGTAAGATTAAAAGATGGTTATGCTAATATTGATACTGTGTTCTCACAATATGATTGTACCTTAATCAGCTTTGATTCAGCAGCTTATGCTAAGATGATTGTACACAATGTACCATTCTTAACTACTAATACTAAATTTAATAACATCAATGGTGCAGGTCGTTGGTTCTGGGTTAACCCACCAGCTACATTTAATCCTGAAGATGCTACAAAGTGGATTACTACTCCCCCTGTTAATCAAGGTGTAATGAGTTGGAATACTAACGGACAAACTCCTACTATCAGACTTGCTGGTAGAAATATTTAATATATGGCACACTACAAAACATTTTGGGATTTAGAATCCTCACAAGCTTATACTACACATACTGTAGAGCGTTTTGATAATAATACCGAAACTGGTGGTGGTGTATTTAGATGGATATTATCAAACAACACATCAGTTGCTAACGTACCTGGGTTTAGAATTAAACCTACTAGTACTACACTAGGTTACTGGGAACGTATAGTTGATGGTGATACTTGGTCTGTTGATTGGTTTGGATGTATTAATACATCAACCCAAGGTACATTAGCTTCATATGGTTTTACTTCTACAACTGTAAATGCTAGGTGGAATACTATAACTGGTTCTAATACTGTAACTACAGCTGATACGTATGATACTGCTGCTATTAAGTTAGCTTTTAACCTAATGGAGCAGAAGTATATGTACTCTATTTCCTTCTCAAGAAAATCATATTATCTCACCAGTACCTGCTTCTTACCATTACGTACTAATATATCTACAACAGATAGAGAGTATGCATTATTTGTAATAACAGGTAATGCTGCTCAAATGGAAGTACATAGTACAGTAGCTGCTACTGCGTTTGATATGTGGAGTAGGAATATCACTACTAATACTCAAGCTAACTCTGAAGTTAATACTGCCTTTAATATTGATAACTTATCATTTAGAGGAGTAAGTAGCTTACAGAAAGGTATCCATTTAAAAGCTACATATAACTCTATAGTAGATAGTTGTAACTTTACTAACTTATCATCTGGATTACACTTAAGGTTCTGCCTTGGTACTAGAGTAACTAACTGTATTGTACAGAAAATAGCTGCTGTTGGTATAAACGTAGATTGTGGGGATAGTTCTGTTTATGCTGGCGGTTGGACAGGTGGTTCTTATGGATCATCTAACTCACAGTCTAATAGTACTGAAGTCTACAAATGTAGATTCTGGAACGGACATACACCAGCTGCTGTAGCTGTTGCTGTTAATGGTTGCTCTGGTATAGAATTAAATCAATGTATATTTGAGGGAACTACAGGTACATCTGATAGACCTTGGAACTATGCTGTACTATTCCATGCTAGGGGTTCTGGTAACGTTAAAGATTTCACTGTACATAGGTCTCACTTAGAATGTAAGTACAATACATCAGCTATCTATTTAAATTTATCTGGTGGTGGTAAAGCTACTGTTGATGGTATCTATTCTCAATACGATAATACTTTAGTACATGTTGATGATAACTTAACTAATAGTAAAGTTACTATTAGTAATATAGAATCTGTGACATCTAATACAGTATTTAGGGATGATAGGATAGGTTCAGGTGGTAGCGGTGAATCTAGTACATTCTGGTACTTCGATCGTGTAATGTCAATAGACCCTGCAGATTCTTCAAACTGGTTTACTGGAGCATTACCTGGTGGCGTTGTATCAGTTATACAAGCTGCAGGATCATCCCCATCAAACCGCGCATACATATTTAGACCATTTAGCTCAGCTTCATAATGAATACTTATTATATTCCTGAAGGAGATCATTACTCCTCTTTAATTCCAGCAATACCTCAAATACCAACACCCCCAGGATTTCATAATGGGGCTACTTTAATGACTGGTAAATTTAATATAACCAGCTCGTGTAAATATGATTTCTCAAATGTTAAACCCTGTGTAAATGATACTAATAAACTATGTGGTATAGGTTATGGTATATGGCCTAACTCACACCATATTTGGTCTATTAGGATTGGGTGGCGTGTAAATAGTACTGGTAAATTAATACTTAACTTATATGCCTACGTAGATGGTAAAAGGGTAGTAGTTAATGTTGGTACTGGTAGAAGCTTTAACTTTGATACTGAGTACGAGTTCTCAATTAAAAACGACTTATTAAATAAGTTAGCAGTTGTTACTATTAATGGTCTTACAGTTAGTATACCATTCTCTAAAAGCCCTACAGCGGGTTATGTCTTAAAACCATACTTTGGTGGTGATTGTGATGCGCCACAAGATATGTATATTAAATTAGTTTATAATGTATCATGAGCCAAGTTAGTATAGATATGTCTTCATTTCAAGGATTAATATCAAGTGTAATATTTATTACGCTAGCACAGGTTTTTGCTGTTATGTCTTTCTTATCTGTCCTTCAGGGGATATCATACTTCATGGCTATATTAATAGCTGTTGATACCTTAACTGGTAATCCCATTAAAAGTTGGGCTACTAAGTTAATTAAAAAGTTTAAACATGCACGTAACAAAAGTAAGTCAACAGGGCCTAAATCTAATTAAATATTTAGAAGGCTTTAGATCTAAACCATACTTATGTGAGGCAGGTGTGCCTACTATTGGTTATGGCTTTACTAGGTACCCTAATGGTAAAAGAGTTACTTTACAAGATACTCCTATAACAGAGGAGTGGGCTGAGGTAATGCTTTTAAAACTATTAGATCATTATGAAAGTGGTGTAGACTCTTTAACTGTAGATACATTAACTCAGAATCAATTTGATGCTTTAGTATCATTTGCTTTTAATGTTGGTTTAACTAACTATAAGAACTCTACGCTAGCTAGAATGGTTAATAAGAATCCAAATGATCCAGCTATAGCTGCGCAGTTTGGTAGGTGGAAATATGCTGATGGTAAGGTCAGTAGAGTATTATTAAGAAGAAGAAAATTAGAAACAGAATTATATTTTAGGTAATGAAATTAATAAGGTGGTTTAAGAAAACTTTTGAATATCGCGGAAAACCTTCCGCTAGGAAAGTTACTGTCTTTACCGCCTTTGTACAATTTAATGTTGGGTATATCGTCCACCTCTATACTGGGGTAGCCATACAAGAGATCTTCTTGTATATCCTAGCAACTATAATATTATTAGGTTTAGGGTTCTTAACTGCAGAGAACCTAGTAGATATAATTAAAGGTAGATTTGGTGCAGGAGCTACATTTTTTGGAGATTATGAACAAGACATTGATATTAATAAGCGCAATAGGATTAACAATCCTGACCTCATGCAGGACGATCCCAACAAGATGGGAGAAGGTTAATTACGTAAGTAAGGATACTGTAATCTATAATACTTCGTACAAGGATACAACTATCTATATACCAGAGGTTATAGCCTCTATAGATGGTGTAGCGGTTAGTGTGGATTCCTTAGGTAAAGCACAATTAGATGAAGTACAAGTACGTAATGATCGTTCTAAGGTTGAGGTTAAGATAGTTGATGGTAAGCTTACAGCTAAGAGTATATGTGCTGAAGATAGCTTAAAGCTATTATTACAACAAAGGGATACTTACATAACATCTCTAAAGAATAATGATAAAGAGAAAGTAGAAGTTAAGACTGAGAAACCTGTTAAATCTTGGTATAATATATTAGCTTTACTCGGTGCTTTCACTGTTGGATTTGTTGTTTCAAGACTCATGAAAATTTTTTCTAACTGACAATCAACTAATTAGAAAAAAACATTTGGATTTTCAATAATTAGTTATTATCTTTGTAGTAAACAAAATTAAAACCATGAGAAATAGAGAAACAAAACAACAAGTATTGAGGGATTGGCTAATCAGCCACCCAGGACATTTAAAGACTTCTTACGCTAAACTAGCTGATAGATTTAGCTTATCATACGAAGATGTTCGAGATATTATTAAAGAAGTAAAGGACTACTTTAAAAGAGGAGAACTCTTAGATAGAGGTAGTTCAAATTATAATAACTTTATTAGCAGCAACAGAAAAGTTGTAAAAGTAAGATTAGATTCAAATACACCAATACCAGTAGTTAAGTTTAGAACTGGTAATGCTCAAGAGGATAGAGAGTTGAACTTACAACTCCTCAATCAACTACTTCAGATGGGTGTATTTGATGAGCAAAATGATGCTATTAAAGTTGATCTGCAGGAAGAGAAGATTGAACCATTTCTAACGGGCGATAAGAATAACGTATTGGTCATTGGAGATACCCACATACCTTTTGAAAGGAAAGGGTATTTAAAGTTCTGCAGAGAAGTTCAAGAAAGATTTAATTGTGGTACAGTAGTACATATTGGTGATGTAGTTGATAATAACTACTCATCATATCATGAGACTAATCCTGATGGTCATTCAGCTGGTGATGAACTAGCTTTAGCTATCAGTAAATTAAAGTCTTGGTACTATACATTCCCTGAAGCACATGTTTGCTTAGGAAACCACGATCAGATAATTCAACGTAAGGCATTTACCTCAGGTATGTCTAAGCGTTGGATCAAAGGATTGGCAGAGGTACTTGAAGTACCTAATTGGAAATTCGATCTCGAACACCAGATTCAAGGTGTTATCTATACTCATGGTACTGGGACTTCAGGTGATAGGGCCGCTTTTAATAGAGCTTTAAATCGCAGATTATCTGTGGTTAGTGGGCACTTACATACTACAGCGTCTATCACCTGGAACGTCTCTGAGATAGATCGGATATTCGCAATGCAAGTAGGATGTGGTATTGATGATGCGCAATACAGTTTTGATTACGCTAAAGCTTTTAGTAAAAAATCAATTGTATCATGCGGAGTAGTATTAAATGGAAAATTACCTATAGTAGTTCCAATGGAACTATAAATCATTGGATAGGAGATCCCTTTGAATGGGATGATGATCTTTTTTCAGATCCTTATTATAAAAATATAAATGACTACATTAAATCAAATAATATACGACTTAAGAAATATACTAAGAGGAGGGGCTTTAGTAAGTGACGATGATCCAATCAGCGATAGACAGTTGGAATTCTGGGTGCACTCTACTAGAGCCACTCTCATTCGTAGGCAGATCGATAAAGGTCAAACCTTAAGTGAGAATATAATACAATCACTACCATGTGTAGAGGTTGAGCAAGTAGATGCATCTGAGAACCCTGAACTTATATCAGGGTGTTACTTGGTTAAAACTAAGTTACGTGTACCTAAGTTTATTGAATCTGCTGAAGAGGATATGTTACTTAAGGTTAGTACACCTAAATTAGGTTCTATACCTTATTCAATATTTCCTGTAGCAGCTATGCCTTATGTGAACTATAATAAGTTTGGTAAGCATACTGTTAAGGCCTTTTTAAAGGAGGGTTATTTATACTTAATGAATACCCCATTTATTGAACATATAAATATTACTGGAGTATTTGAAGACCCTAAGGAGCTAGCACAATTTAATGATTGTTCTAATGCTCCTTGCTTCACTTCTGATAGTCCCTATCCTATATCTAATCAAATGTTAGATACATTAAAAAGGTTAATCATAGATACTCACTTTAAGTTCTTACAGAAACCTCTTAGTGATAATACTAACAATGCGCAGAATAATTTAGAGGAGCAACAGGCTAAGTAATGAAAGTATTAAGTAGGAAAGGTAAACCAAACAAAGTAGTTTCAGACTACACACTAAATGATGTGTATAAGAACTATATTAAACTTTTTGATTTCCCTAAGACAAGTGGAAAATATTTAGGTAACTCAGAAGTACAACCAGTTAGTAAATCTGTTTTTAGAGCTGTTAACATGCGTTTGTACTCCTTAATGTTTGAAGCTATACTGCTTAAATCTTATACTGTTGTACTCCCATTTAAACTAGGAGAGCTTAGAGTACAGAAGAAGGAAATGCCTATTAGCTTACTTAAGACTAAGGGAAAACTTAAGATGGACTACAAATACTGGAGAGAAACTGGTAAGCTTAAATATCATTTAAATGAGCATAGGAACTATTTTAGATATAAGTTATATTGGGCATTTGCTGATGTATCTAATATCAGATCTTACAGGCTTGAGCCAATTAGACATTGGCATAGAAAACTAGCCAATATATTACAAACAAATCATTCTATAGACTATTTCGAATAATGCAGTTATACAAATACACTTCTTTAAAAGAAGTAATATTAAAAATATATAGGGACTCAGGTGCCGATCGTGATTTAAATATTGATGATCTAGCATACTGGGCCTATGAAGCTTTAGAGGGTGTAGCTTCCCCGCTAGTATATGAGTCTAAGATATACGGTCATAAGGAAGATGAGACATGGGACTTTGATGGGTTTAAAATTAAATTACCTAGTGACTTCCATAAGCTAAGAGCATTATCAGTAGATGGTATTACAGCTATTCCTTCAACTAATACTTACCATGAAATGTTAGATGGTACTTGTTGTGGTTGGGATAGTGTTAGTAGCTCAGCTATAGAAACATACTATGATAACTTTGGTAATGCGTTCTCGCCTTCAGCTGAACCTATTACCCCACCAACAAAGCAAGGATTAGAACCTATCACATTTAACATAACTAATAATCATATTACATTCAATGTTAAGTCTGGTAAAGCTTGTATGGCTTACTGGGCTTTCCCTATTGATGATGAGGGTTTCCCTAAAGTACCAGATGAGTATGTAATCAAACAAGCTGTGTCAGCATACATTTTAGAGCGCTTAGACTGGAGATTATTTAGAAAAGGTATTATCAGTGGTGATGTTTATAAAGTATCATTACGTGAACGTAATTGGGCTATGGCTGCAGCTTACGCTTTAGCTAGAACTCCAGATGAACATCAGATGGAGACTATGAAGAATATATCATTGAAGATGGTTGTCCGTAAGGATGAGTATCTATCAGCATTTAGAAATTTAGGTAAACAAGGACAGAGAGGTAGATATTAATGTTAATACCATTAAAAAATAATTTAGGTGGGAATATGAATCAGGATATTTCTAAGGCTCTGTTAAAACCAGACTTAGTATATAATTCTGAGAATTTCCGTGTAGTTACTACTAATGGTGCTACAACATTATCACGTACTAACATTCGTGGTAATAAGTTTGATTCAGTTATTCCAGATATTAATTCTGTTTCTAAGATAGAAATTAACACTGAGTACTTATCACACTTATCACTTGGTAGTATATATTCTATCGTAGTAAATATTGATGGTACAAATTTACCTGCTTATCAATTTACTTATACTTCCCTAGCTGACTTATTAACTGGATTAACCTCTCATATAAACTCAAGCTTTGGTACTACTGTAGCTACTAGCTATACTGATAGTATTCATATATCCTCATCTGCTGTAACTAATGTATCTATAACTAGCTTTACATTTGTTAGTGGTGGTACTGGTTTAGTTAACTACAATCAGTACTTAACATTACCTAGAGTTGCTGGTGCTAATACTTTAAATTCATGGGTTGCTACTGATAGTGGTGGTGCTGGTATTGCTTATAGTAATCACCCTACATTTGTTAACATAGGGGGTCTAATGCAGTGGGTAGCTAATACTGAAATAAGTAATGGTCCTGCTTCATGGCATGAGGTTACACAAACAATACCTAAGACATTACCAACTGGTAATTACACTATAAATTTAAAGTACAAGACTGGGGCTATACAAAACACTACAGCTTATATATCATTAGATTTAGGTGGGGTTACTCCAATGTCTTATGCTCTTAGTGGTGGTCAAGATTATAGTGGTGTAGCTGGTGCCTCAGTTAGAACAATAACAACACCTATCACCCCTACTAATAATGATATAACTATTAGATTAGATTTCACACCTACTTCAATTACTCCTCCACCTACTACAGCTGCTGTAGTTTGGATTGTTGGTGTAGACTTGTACGGTCCTGGGATGTATAGTCAAATCTTTAATGTTACTAATAACTACATTTCTGGTGTAGCTAGTGCGCAGATAATTGGTTGGGTTACATTAAGAGATGATATTTATTTATTTACAACCTCATGTACAGATCCTGATCCAGGTGGTGTAGATCCAATTAGTAATGGTCAGATATGGAAGTTTACTTATGATAGAACTGCTGACCCCAATGTAAATATAAATTCAACATTAACTCTAATATACAATAGTGAGTTAAATTTTAGTACACAACATCCAATATTAAATCTTGGTAGAGTTGAAGCCAGGTATGAGAATGAAAACATTCAAAAGATATACTGGACGGATAATTTTAATCCTCCTAGATATATTAATGTCGCAGATCCCAATGTAGCTAGTTTAGCTCCCTCACAATTACTTTTAACACCAGCAATTGACTTTGATGTGTTAAACTTAACAGGTATCGTTAAAGGCGGTAATTTGAAGTCAGGGATGTATCAGTATGCATATAGGTTAAAGCGTAACAATGGTGCAGAGACTAGGTTCTCTATGCCATCAATATTAGTACCATTAACAGTACAGGATGAGTCTACCACAAATTGGATAGACTATTATGCTGTAGATGCTGGGGTAACTGTTGATAAATCTATTCAATTAGAAGTATCTAATATAGATACAAACTTTGATAGAATTGAGATAGCCTTCATTTACTATGGTACTAAGAATACAGCACCTGAGATTAAAGTAATTTCAGATAATGTTATTACAGGATCTACAATGACTTTCCTACATACTGGGGAAGAAGATTCTGATTACCCAATTAGTATAGATGAGCTTACAGCTTTCTCAACTAATATTGTTAGAGCTAAAGCTATGGCTACTAAGAACAATATATTATTCCTATCTAATGTTAGGACTAATACTTTTGATGTAGACTATGATTCAAGAGCTTATAGGTTTCCTTTAAACTCTACTACCACTACCTTATATGATGCACAAGGTACACCATACACTTTAACTAAGTCTGGTAATACTTGGCAGATCACTGCTATAAATGGTTCAGCTGTAACACCTTATGATGTACCTGAGACATTTGATGCTATACAAGACTATGGTAATCAATCACCATTAAGTACTAATAACTTATTATACAAACCAGGTTCTGTATCAGCTAGTACCCTAACTAACCTAGGAGGTCAAGGACCAAATGTTAGTTATGAGTTTTCTAGCTTTCCTATATTAGCAGATGAGAAACAAATAGGTAATAGCTTTTCACCAGGATCATATAATGGAGCTCCTTATAGGAATATAATTACAAAGACTAATACTATTATATCATTAGGTGATAGAGATCATACTAATGGTAATTTTTATGATTGTTTTGTTTCACCATTCTATGCACCATTAATGGCTGGCTATCAGCGTGATGAGATGTATAGATTTGCTGTTGTATTCTTTGATGATCTTGGTAATCCTAGCTTCCCTAAATGGATAGCTGATATACGTGTACCACATGTGTACATGCCTAATGGTACAGCTAAACATCAAAGATTCTTAGCATACCCATTAGCTACTTATGATTCTACTAATGTGAAAGCTTATACAAATCAAATGTATTTGAAGTTTTCATTAAGTAATATACCAACTGAAGCTACTGGGTTTCAGATAGTAGTAGTACCTAGGACTGATAATGATAAACATATTGTTGGTCAAGGTGTATTTAACTTTGCTCAGAAAGATTACTCATCAGTAATAAGTGGTACAGCATTTTACTTATCACATGACTCTGCTACAGGTTTAGGTGGTAGTAATTATTACCCAGTTAACCTTAGGTCCGATTCTTTATTATGGCATAATGTAGGATCAATTAAATCTCCAGACTTTGACTTTAGAGGATTCCCAGGATTTCAAACTGGTGATTCAATAGACTTCGTTGGTATCTTGGGTACCAATCAAAATAGCTTTGTTTATGGGCAAGATTGTGGTAATGCTTTAGATGGTAATAACATACCATGTGAAGATGTAGCTTGGATTATAAGTAAATACTACTCACATATAGATACAGCTAATTCTCCTTATTGTATTAAGGATAGTGCAGCTGATGGTCCTATATACCCAGTCCACGAATCATTTCTAGCAGGACATAGTTCAACATTTGGTGCTTATAACCCATCAACATTATTAGTTTATAATACTAATGCTAGAGTAGGTAATTTCTCACCAAGCAATAGTAATACAGGATTTGTAACAAGATATTCAACAGGCTCTAATAGAGCTGCTATTATATTTGGTGGTAATAAACCTACTTCAGGTAACCTTAATGGCTCAGTTGATTTCTTAACAACAACATTCGGTGGTAGAGGATATGCTGACTTAGATAGTTGGACTTCTCAAGGTGGTAGTTCTTTATATAAATATATTGTAAACTACAATAGAACATTGAATGCTCAATACAATGGTAGTTCATATGCTCAGCGTAGTACTAACACATACATACCAGTATCTAACTACTTTAAAGTAACAGGCGTTAATATGCCTAACTTACTTATAGCTGGTGGTGATACTTACACACAAGTCTACGATACTATCATGGATTTTCCAGATTGGAAACGTAGGGTTGGTGATAGTGCAATATCAGTTATGGACCCTAGTGGTGCTGGAGGTGGTGATAATAGTATATTGATTGGAGAAGCTGGTGGTATAACTTTATGTGTACCACTTGAAAGTACTATTAATACTGAACTACGTGGTAAAGATATTTTACCAGCAGCTATACCTAATTACTCTGATCCTTTTGGTCAAGGTAGTAGTGGTGCAGTTGATACTGTAGAATCATTTGAAGCAACAACCTGTGACTTGTTTAGTTGGAATCCCTACTATATGGTTCACGTTGCTAAACCATTAAACTATCAAAACATTAACGAGTATGATACACGGACCTATAAGTCGGAGACTAAAACTAACAGCGAAGATATTGATTCATGGACTACATTCTTACCTGAAGCTTACAAAGACGTGGATAGCAAGTATGGGCCTATTAACAATCTTATTGTATTTAAGGATAAGTTATTCTATTTCCAAGATAGAGGATTTGGTTTATTCCAGGTTAATGCACAACAACTTATACAAGACGCTACCAGTACTTCTGAACTTGTTCTAGGAACTAGTGGTGTACTTGAAAGATATGATTATATATCAACTATTGTAGGCTCTAAGAATCAATCAGGGTTTGCTGTAAGTGATGATTCAATAGTATTCATTGATGTCTTGGGTAGGAAAATATTTAAGTTTAGTGCTCAGGGTACTGAACCATTAAGTGATATCAAAGGACTTAATGCTTTCTTATACAGGAAGCTAGATGGTTTAATACAATCAACTGATAACCCTATAACTGATAATGGTTTTGTTTGTACATACGATCACAGATATAATGAGTTCTTAATATCAATGCTTGATAAGAATGAAGAGGTTGGTACAGGTGATTACTTTACTATAGCTTACAGTGCACTCACAGATGGCTTTACATCCTTCTATTCTTATTACCCAAGATTATACATTAACGATAGATTAAATATCTTTACTGTCCCTGGTAATACTAATAGTGATGGTGGTTATATTTACTTACAAGACTATGGTCAATATGGTAAGTTCTATAACAAGCCAGTTGTAGATAGTAAGGTTAGCTTTATAGTTAATCAGGAATCAGATAAAGAAAAGATACTAACTAACTTTGAATTTGTTACTGAGTCTTATCAGGATATAGGTATATATGATATATATAATCCTATGTCAGTACCAGTACCTTATGATTTCTTTAAATCAATTAGGGTTAGTAATACTTATCAGAATACAGACTACATACTATGTTCTGAAACTGCTAAGCGTAGAAAAACATTATGGAATGTACTAGTACCTGGTAACAGGGTACTTTATAACAATAAGGATATTGTTGATATCTTTGATACATCTAATATCTCTCAAACCAGGTTAGCTTTAACTCAACGTATGAAAGATCGTTGGTTCTTAGTTGATGCTGTATACGATAATAGTAATAACTATAGGTTTGTGGTTACTAACTCAAACTCTTTAGTTATGTTAAATACCAGATAATATGCCAAGAACAAATAGAGCGCGTGTCAGTGGTGACACTTCAAAACCAGTAGAACCTATATATACTAGTGACCCTAATGATCCTAGACTTAAAGCTTATCAGGATAGTTTAAATGTGTATAACGATTTTGTAAAAATAAAAAATTTATTAGATAAAAAATATTCATCTAATGATTTTATTAAAAATAAAGAAGACTATCCTAGAAATCCTGATGGTAGTATTTGTTATGCTTGTATAAAAAAAGAAGCTGAAAGAAAAAAAGCTAAAGAACAATTTCGTACTGGGGATTTAAATCAACTTGTAGATCCTAATATAAACCCCAGCGGTTATATAAATTATTTAAAAGATAATATAGTTTTTGATGAGAGTGTCGCTAAAATACAAGATTATTCCAATGCAAAACCAGTACAACCAGTAGTATACAGAAAACCTGAAACAGGTAATACTAATATAATGGGTGATGCTGTGTTAGGTAGTGGTAATGATTTTAGACATCAACCAGGTGGAGTATTTTACGATCCAGAACCATCTACACCTAAACACCCAACTACACCAACTATGAAAAAAATGCCTATGCGTGGTATGCCTAATACTAATGTTAGTGCTGAACCTATTGGGACTACTCCTAAGAGTACTAAAGGTATGTTACTACCATTATACTTAGATAGTCGTGGTGAATGGGTAGATGCTCCACAAACAGGTCAGAACTATAGCCCAGAACAATTACGTAAGATGGGTTATAGATTTAATGATGGTGTAAAGAATAGGGCTACAATTAATAAGTATGGTGGTGGAGGAATTGTTAAAGAAAAAAGCATGCTTGCTAATCCTGTAGAAAGCATATATGATAAGAAAGGAAATCTTATAGGTATTCAAAATACTGAACAAGGCACATCTGATTATGGCACTATGGAAGATTTAGATGTTAATAATTTGGATAATATAAAAGCTAGATTACAAAAAGAAATATATGCACGTAGATCTTCTTATTTAAGAAATAGTGCAGGACCTACAAATTATCAGTTTATAGAAAATGAGGGATTAGATCGCCAGTTCTTGAATAGACTTAACACTCAGTCTATTTATCCTAAAAAATATGACTTTGGTGGTTTAGTTGACTACTCAACTACTAGAGATGCTAGAGCTAACTCTTTAGCTAGTATGGGTGCAAGAGCATCAAGAGAAAGAAATAGTTCAAAAAATTATAAAACAGGTTTTGGTAATTATTTAGCTGACACTGGTTTAGGTCTGGCAGATACTGCTTTAGCTGTGGTTGGTTTAGACAATGTAATAAATTCTGATACATACTCAACTAAACTTGGTGCTAATCAATTTAATAAGGCAGCACAATTAAGTAGTAAAGTATCTGAGATAGTAGCCCCGCTAGTTCTTAGTGCTGTAGGTGGACCATTAGCTGGTGCTGCATATAGCGCTGGTAGATCTGCTCTTGAGGGAAATGTTAACCCAAACACATTTAAACATGGTGGACAAGCAATGAAAACACAAATTAATATAGAAGGTTCTAGGAAACAAATTGGAACCATACAAGACATGAAGAAGGGAGAACTTAGAGTTGATCTCTTAGGTAATGTATTACAGAATTACGCACCATTTAATCCACACCCAACTAACGGTATGGACCCATCAAGTACAGTTACTGTAAATGAAGGTGATGCTATTATACCTAAAAAGAAATCAGTTGATTTCAAAAACTCTAATAGGAGAGATCGTCAAATGATGATTATGTCTTTGATATCTAAGCAGAAAGCTAAGGAGAGAAAATCAGGTATACCTATGGCTGAAGATGGTTGGGCTAGTACCTCATTAAAAAATTGGACTAGTATATTATCACCAGATCAAATGCAAGCTGATATGGCTAAGGGTACAGGTGGTGGTAATGGATTTAAGTGGAGTTCTTTAGCTTCTAAAGCTCCAGAGATCTTAGGGTTACTTAGTCCTGCAGCTAAGGTTGGTAGAGGGTTGTTTGATAGGGTAGAGAATATAAATGCCTCTGACTATACTGTACCTACTAACTTAAAGCCTAGCTTAATAGATGATAAGGCTAGTCAGATGATGATTAACGATGCTACTAATGCTGGGTTAGCTTCACTTCGTAGAATCAACTCTTCACCAGCTTCGATGGTTAACATGACAGTTAACTCAATGAAACAGAAGTGGGGAGCTAGACAAGAAACAGATAGAGCTAATGCTACATCTATAATGAACACAGATCAGTTTAATCAACAGTCTAGAATATTTAATTCTCAAACAGGATTAAAGATTAGAGATATGAATGATATGAATAAGTCTGCTAAACGTAACATGCTTATGGAAGGTATTAATGACTTTAGTAAGTATGGTAATCAAAAGAGATATGATAATGCTTTCTTTGAAGCCTTACCAATGATGGGTGATAACCCACAGTTTCAGGCATGGTTGAAGAAGAATGGTTATTCAAAATAAGAAGAAGATATGGGAATAAATAGATACGATAAAGCACCAGAATGGAACCCAGGTGTATTACCATATGAGCTGATATTAAAAGCAGCTGATATGACACAACAACGTTGGGATAAAGCTAGGGCAGAATCAGATCAGGAAGTATCTGACATATTTAAGAATGTTAGAACTGTACCTCAAAGTCAAGATGAGTTAGGTAATTTACCAGCTATTAGATCTAAGTATAAGGAGTTACAGAATCAGTTAATTACTGATCCTGATATGAATCCTACTAAATACTCTATGGCTATAAATAACTTTGTATCAGAGAGTAAACCTCTGTTAGATCGTATGACTAGCTTAGCTGATTTATACAAAGCTAACAATACAGCTTTAGCATCTAAGATGATGGACCCTGACTTCAGGGCTGATAATAAGTTGTTACCTTGGTTACAATTTAATCCACAAGATGTAGACTCACGTAGTCAAGATCCTTGGGAAGCTAATATGAATTATAAGTTTACTCAAAACTGGGGTACACATATAGAAGGTAAGTTATTAAACAAATGGGTTGGTAGCGCTATTAATCCACAAGCTATGATAGACCCAACAACTGGAGCATTCACTACAGAGTTCGGTAAGACTATAGCTGACTTAGAAGAGAAAGCTAATACTGGTGCTGTAAACTATATGCAGTCTGAAAACTTTAATGATTTTATCAGTGGTGATAGGGAACTATTAGGTACTGTACCTGATGATGTACTATCGCAATTAGGTGGTAAGACTTACTTTGATGGTAAAGCTATGTATGAGTTAACTCCCTACGAACAAGCTAAAGCTATGATTATGCTTACAGGTGCTGAGCAAATAAATAGTAAGGTTAACATAGCTAAAGGATTAGCTAGTTCTAGTGATGGTAAAACTGATAAACCACAAATGCAAGCTCCTGTTAATGCTTATGTTGCTTCTGACCAAGTTACTCCTAAAGACTTTGCTGCATTCAATGGGTTACAATTACAAGCTAATGGTACAGTAATTGTTGATGCTACAGATCAAGGTATAACACAATTTGGTAATAGGGGATTAACTAATGAGCAAGAAGTTAAAGAAGCTAATTACAATACTGTACAAGAAGAGAATATGGCTAAGCTTGGTTTAAGTGCCCCTATAAAAACTATGTATACTTTAAGTGAGAAACTTAAACAAGCTAGAATACAAAATAGAGCATTCCACTTATTCGATGATAATAACTATAGTGTAGAGAAGCGTAACTTCTTTAGTTCTATATTAGACTTACCTTCTGGTATGACTGATAAAAACTTTACAGAATTCTATGTAAACATGACTAAGGAATATAAAGCTGCTACAGATGAGTTAGCTGCTAGTGTAGCTAATCTTGATACATCATCGCCTGAATGGTTAGCTATACAAAATGCTGCATTAGAGATGGGTGAAGTTATTACTAAGCCTAGTGATGTTGTAGCTTTAAATAATAAGTTATTAAAAGCTCAATTAGATAAATCTGCTAAGATGACTGAAGAAGAAATGATTCAGGAAGTTAGAAGCAAGATGGGTTATAAGATAATGAATTCTGGTGAAGCTCCATTTAGAGTAGCTACAGGAGAAAAGAATGTAGTTAGTGTAGATGATAAGAGATTCATTAAGGGTTATATTACATTCGGACCAACAGTTACAGATGATGGTAAAGAAGTATTATCTGCAGAAGAAAACTTTGTAAACTACATGGAAAGAGTAGCTCCAGATATGTTTGATATGTCACCATTAGATAGTGGTACTTACGGTTCCTTTGGAGAATTCTGGGAAGATATAGGTAGTAAGATAATGAAAGTTAATCCTGGAACTAGGGGTGGTAGTTCATTTAGTTTACAATACTATTTACCTGAACAGATTAATACTCCTATAAAAGCTCAAAGCTTTAATAGGCAAGCTGCTGGTGTTGGTTCTACATATGATGCTAATCAGGATGCTTGGAATAGTCAATACCCAGAAGTACTTATGCAGTTAAATGAGACTAGGGTAGCTGACAACATAGCTAAAACTAAAGGTGCTGCTACAGCAATTAGTTTAACTATGCAGAATGTATTGAATAACAAGCGTACTCCTAAAGCAGTATCTAATGTATTGTTACCTTTGTTAAAGCAATACAAAGAGTCTAATGATTACAAAGGACTTGCTAGATTGAATATATTAATACGTGAGGGTATAGCCTCTGGATGGCCTGCAGAAATTGTAGATGGTATATCTGGAAACCCCACTCAACCTCAGGGACAGCAGGGCAATCCACTGGGGGGAATACGATAAGAGATAAGTTCAAGTCTGCCCTAACAGTTCCAGAAGGAACTAATAATAACTATGCTGCAGTTAATCCTAACAGTAGTGCTCGTGGAAAATACCAAGTATTATGGAAAGCGCATTCTGATGCTATAGCTAAAATAACTGGTGTAAAGAAGGAGGAAGATTATTTGAAAAATAATGTAGCTCAGGAACAATATATGGATTACTTATTCGATTCATATAGTAAGAATGTACCAACATTAAAATCTAAGTTTCCTGGAGCTAGTGATGAAGTCTATATGGCTATGGAACACTTCTTAGGATTACCTGATACTAACTTATACCTACAAGCTTATCAAAGCGCTAAGCGTAATAACTTAGGAGACATTGAAGCACATAGTACAGCACAACAAGCTTTAAATCAAGCTTATTTAAAACGGTATGGTAAAGTTTATAAGAACTCTACTGTATTAGATTACCTAACACAATTCGCAAACACATTCAATAAATGAGACCAGAAGTATTAAAATACTTATTAACAGGACAAACGCAGACAGGTGTAAATAATACACTTGATGCAATGCAAGCAACTAACAATGTACCGTATTATTCAGGACCTTCACCTGAAGGATTTACTACAGACCCAGGTTTAATTCAAGATAGCTGGTCACAGGATAATACTCTCAATACATTCTTAAATGCTATGGCTAGTATAAATACTGGATCATCAAAAACTCAACTGCGTAATCTTAACTACAACAAGATGAAGCAGATGGAGGAGATTTATGATTTACAGGATCGTATGCAGAAGGCTTCTGAGAATAATGATTTAGTAACAGCTGCTTCATTACAAGATGAGTTAAGTAGAGCTAAACAAAAAGCTCAAGAGTTTGACCAGGAAACTGCTACGAAAACTATGGAGCTAGAAGAGGATATTAAATACGGTTCTGGTTTAACTGGTTTAATTGCTGGGGGTGAAGAAGATATAGCTCGTAGAAATAAGGATATAGATTTAGAGTTTAAATTACTCTCTGATATGTTCCAGCGTGATGCTAACACTTCAGCATTCAATGCTTTTAAGTATGAGTTTGGTAAAGACTTTGGTAGCTCCTTTGGTACTTTAGGTGCTACAGTTGCTGCTGCATTTACTCCTAAACTTATTAAGGCTGCTATAGCTAGATTAGTTACAGCTGAAGCTGCTGGTTCTATGGCTCCTGGTATAGGTAATGCTGTAGCTGCTGGTGCTACGTTAGCTGTGTTAGCTGGTGATCTGGCTGTACAATGGAAAGCTCGTGTACAAGAGACTGAGGCTGAAGAGAATGATGCATACGAGGAAGCTGTTTCTTTACTTACCCAAGATTACATGCTCAAGAATAATATCCAGGATATGGCTGAGCTTGAAGATCCTAAACACCAAAGAGAGTTAAATAAACTTTCAATGAAAGCCCATGAAGAATTAGAAGGTTTGCGAACTAAGAACATGGGATTAATGTTTGGTGATGTATTACAATCTATACTTGCTGTTACACCTTTTACTAAGGTAGGTAACATAGCTTTGGGTACTAATCGTTGGATGCGTACTGGATTAAAGATTGGTGCCTTGACCTTGAATACCAATATGGAAATGAACGAGGAGGGTAGTCAATGGTTATTCACTAGACAATATTTAGATAAGGTATTAGGTAAGGACACAACAGGATTAAAGGATACTACTAACTATAAAGATGATAGCTTCTTAGGTTTACTTAGTCAAGCTTCCCAGTTAGCAAGTGATAGATTTGAAGTAGAGAAGGCTATCTTTGGTAATGGTAACTCTTCATTGTATACTAACAGCGAGTTTATATCAGCTGTAAATGCTGGTGCTCTTGCTGCTGGTCCTATGATGACTTTACCACAAGCTGCTAGTATTATTAGCGATCACTATGGATATGCTAAAGCTAAATCGTATTTAGGTAGAGCTGCTAAAGAGCAAGCTAATGGTGAGTACTTAAGATTTAAGTATGACACTTATGCTAAGTATATTGATAATGATAAAGAGGATTACTTCATAGATTCTATTAGATCATTATCTAAAATCGAAGGTAGTAATATTACCCCAGCAGATGCTGAGAAAGAAGTATTAAGATTTAAGAAAGCTAAGGCAGAGTTTAATAAGATAGATGATACACAATATATTTTCAATCTTATTGAGAAGTATGACTTTAGAGGTATTAGTAAAGATGATCGTAAGAGAGCTATTAAGAATAGCTTAATGATTGGTGAGTATACTGAGCAGATAGCTGATTTATTCTCACTTAAGAATGATGAGATTAATCCTTACAGAGCTATCATAGATGAGCCTACTGATAATGAGGCTAGAACTAAATTACTAAGTAAAAGAAAAAAGTTATTTGATTCATTATTAGATCCTGAAAAGGCTAAGAATTTAAATCTTAATGAGATCTATGATGATCTTGATATTCCAATTATACTTAAAGAGAGAGCTATAGCTAGACTCTTAAAAGAGAATGAGCGTATAGCTTCAGGAGAATTCAGTAAAGAAACTAGAGAGAATAATAAGCTAGCTAGATTAGGTACTGAAGCTCAGAAGTCTGGTTTGTCTTATAAGTATGGAGACCAATATGTTAAGAATTCTAACATGGTTGGTATGGATAATAGTGTTAAAGGTGAGAAGGAATATATCGAGTTCTTAGAAGATCTCGAAGAAACCTCATTGCTTAGAGACACTGATAAAAGAAGTAACGTACAACGTATGTTAGATCTTGAGGTACTACCTCAGGAGATATTAGCATATGCTGAACAAGTTAAAGCTCCTATAACTAAAGAGCAGAATGATGAGATAGTAAAACGTATAGGATTAAAAGCTTCAGAAGTATTTAATAAAGCTTCAGAGGTTGAAGATTCTCTTGGGGATAAGAATAAGATAACTACCATTGATGAGTTAAACGATTTAATGGATAGTGCTTATATTGAAGATCCTGATTACTATCAGAAGCTTAAAGCTTTACGTGAAGAGTATACTGATGCGTTAAAGCTACAAGATAGGTTACAAGAAGCTAATTTAATTAGAGAACCTAAAGGTATATCCACTTCAAAGGTAGATAAAGAAATCACATTCGTATGGGATCGTTTCTTAAAAGAAATGGTTGGTGAAGTTGATAAAGCTAATACTGATAGTGATTACTTAGATGATTCTGTAATAGCTGCTTTAGAAAAGAAACTTAAATGGCTTAAGGAAGTATTAATAGAAGAGAAACAATTATATACTAATCCTGATAAAAAGATATCAGTGGAGTTAAAGAATGCTATTGAGCAACTTGAACAAGACTTAGCTAACGCTAGAAAAGCTATTAGAGCTAGACTTGCTGATAAGGAATTAGCTCAAGAAGAATCTTATACCATAGCTACTACGAATACATTAATACCTATGGGTATTACGTATACACCTAGTACTGATAAAGATGCGGTTGTAAAATTCAATTTACCTTTAACTGATGCTATTAAAGACGCTTTAAAAATATTCATTGATAGTGTATTAGTACAAGATGCTACTGGTAAATATTACTTACATCACAGCTATGCTATAGCTATGAATGAGTTTGTTTATAGCTCAATGACAGATCCTAATGACCCAGTTAAATATTGGAATCAGCTAATTGATTTTAGAAATGCTAAGATTGATGATCTGTATTTATATTGTAAAACTAAGTTTGAGGATTTAAATTTATATGGTACTCCTTTTCATTTAGATAAAGCATTACTAGCTAAAGATCCTGAAACATTCTTAACTCAATATTTACTTTCTGTTTATAGAAGTACCTTCTTGGATATATCACATCCAATTAGTCAGTATATAAACACTAAGGATATAACTATTATAAATAAAGCTTCTGATGATTCTTTAATCAATCCTGAAGATGGTACTGAGAGTACACAACAGATAGCTGACTTACGTAATCTTTTCTACATGTTAAATGTAGTTAAGAACATACCTGGTAATTATAATAATCCTGCAGTTAATACTAAGGATATGTTATTGAGTGAGGTAAACTTATTCTCTACTATCACAGAATATATACCAACCAAACAACAACTTGTAACATTACGAGAGTTAGTTAATTGGTATAAAGGTAATCCATTAACTGGTCCTGTAGCTGTTGTACTTGGTTATGCTGGTAGTGGTAAGACACAAGTTGTTACTAAGTTATTACTTAAGCTATTAAATATTGATAGTACTAAGATAGTATCATTAGCTCCAACTAAATCTTCTAATAAGAACTTAGCAATAGCTTTAGGTAAATCAGACCCTAATGATGCTAATCCGCTTGAGACATTCTTAAATACGGATTCACAAGTACTAGCTGACTCACCTATCATTATAATTGATGAGGCTGGGTTGTTATCTGATGAACAATTAGACAAGATTAATAGAAAGATACTTGAAGCTCAAGCAATAAACCCAGCAGTAAAGGTTGTAATGATGGGCGATCCAACACAGTTATCTACTTTAACTATACCACCATTTATCGCACAACCTATTGGTGAATATCCTTCTAAAGAGTTTATGTCACCATTAACGATTACATATCGTACTGATGATATTGATATAATTAGAACACAGAAAGAATACCGTAATAAGGTAAGTGTTGTTGATAAGGTAACTACTGCATTAACTTCAGATAAAGCTAATGGTAGCTTTGGAGTTAATAGTAAAGTTGACTTATACAATATGCTTATCGCTAATCGTGGTAAAGGTAGACATCAATTAGTTATTGTTAACTCAGCTAAAGAAGTACAAGAAGTAACTAAAGAGTTAGCTGACTTGGGTGTAACTAATGTTGATGTGCTTGAGATACATGAAGCTCAAAGCCATACTGTAGATGAAGTATATGTTATGCTAACACCTACTGGTAAGTTAGCTCCTAGACATGATGGTACCGTAGCTATGTTTAACAAAGCTATGTATGTAGCTACATCTAGAGCTAAGAACTTAGTAGTTATACATTCACCTACAACTAAGTTTACTAATGATAATAAAACTTTAATAGCTGCTGAACAACGTAAGGCACCTACTAAGGATGAGATTAGTAACTTTGTTGGTGAGCTACAAAAACAATATGATAATATATCTAACAGTAATCTAAATGCTAATTTAAAAGCTGCTGTAGTTAAACCAGCTGCTAATGATCCAGCACAAACTAATTCTGCTAATCCAACTAATCCTAAGCCTGCAGATCCTGATAATGAGGGTATTGTAGCTGATGATGATATGGATCAGGATAATGATACTGTTGATTTAGCTAGGGAAGAATTAAATAAGCCTGAAGATTTTCCTATAGAAAATACGCAGGAACCACAAGTTATAATTAATACTCATAACTTGAAGTATCCACAATACTTCTCTATTAAAGATAAGGATAAAAAGATTACAACAGGCTCTCAAGTACAATATGTAAAGTACTGGGATAAGGCTAACAACAGAGCTGGTCTAGCTATCATTGCTCAGGGAGCTGATGGTTCATGGTATCTGATTGGTGTAATAGGTAAGGATGATATAAATGAAATAGGTAAGTATAAATTACCTAAGGAAGTTGTAGATGCTATTACTAGCCCTGAGTTTCAAACTAGGGATGCTGATGATATTGAGTGGTCTGAATTCAAGGGTAAGGAAGGAAAATTAACTACAGATCTGGGTGATAAGAATCCTCCATTGCTTGTAGGACAAATTGGTAATGCTACACCTAAGTTCTTTAAGTGGGGTCCTTTAAAAGACTTTAGAGAGTTCTTAGATACTATGTATGTAAAGATTATGAGTACATACTATAGTGATAGTGGTAACTTAGAATCATTTAATCCTATTGACGATAAATACAATTGGGAATTAAAGATATATAATAATGCTGAGATAATTAAACAAGGATTAAATCCTCGTGTAGTTAGACCTGGTGTACCTTACCAAGTAATTAAAATTACTCATAAGAGTGGTAAAGAAGAAGTATTGTATGTACCATTAACTACTAGAAGATTAAACTTAAATTTAGATTCTTCTGTTAATGAGTTACGTGGCTTCTTAAATAACATAAAAGATATTCATAAGATACTATCTGTATTAGATGGTGATACTAAGATACGTTGGGGTGGACTAAAGGTTGTACCTGGTTATGACTATGTTAATAAGTCAACTGGTAAGACTATTGGTAGAACTCAAGCAGAGATATTCTCTAAGTTACTTAATCCTAAGTCTGAGATTTCTAAGAAGGTAATAGAAGAGCTTACACGTAAAGGTGTTGATATAGCTACCTATAATAATCTTATTAAGAGTATTCGTACTGGATTATTTAACCCATTAGCTTTACACGAGTATGGTTATGATCCTAACAATGCTGTTATAAATGATGAGGGTACTGATGAGGATTTCATGTCTAAGTATTTTATTACTGGAGACAAAGGTTCTAGAAGAGCAGTTGAAGGTCCAGTAAAACTTGGTGAGAATAGTTATACAGCACACCCTACATTAAAAGGATTCTATTTAATAGAGAAGGGTAATAAAGGATTAAAGGTTTGGCGTAAAGTTTATAACTTTAAAGGCTTACATATTAAGATTGATATACCTGTAGATAAAGATCTTGCTACTGGTAAAGAGCGTATGCCTGTATATGAAATACACTCACAAGAGTTTATAGATCAGAATGGTGGTAAACGTAATTACAAACGTATACTAGATGGTGGTACTAAAGTTGAATCTGGTATTATCCATAATATGGATATTGATCCTTCACAATATGTTGAAGAGTTAGTTATTGATGGTTTAATTAATGAGCGTGGTAATCATGGTCCTGCAGCTAAAGCATTTGATTCTATAGCTAGGGCTAACTCATCTGTGTTCATTGGTGATAAAAGAATATACTTAAGACAGACTAAACAAGAATATAAAGATGGTGTAGCTACTGGTCATAAGTATTTCTCAGGATTAAACTTATTATATAACCCTGGTAATGGCACTAAGGCTCATTACATACACAGCCATAGACCTACTAAAGGCGAACCATCTGCAGTAACTGTAGTTGAGGAATTAGATCCTATCACTGAAGAAGTATTAGATGCTTTAGTGGGAGATAATGCTTTTGATAATAATGGTGATAGTATGGTTAATAGTGGCTTTGGTTTAAGATTACCAATGCATACTAAAACTGTAAATAGGTTTCCTACTGAAACTGAACAAGGATATAAACAAAGAATTCAAGATGATCTGATAGATGATTTTGAAACTTCATTAATGGGTATTGAACCTACTAGTATTACTATTAACAATGTTAAGCCACCAATTAAAGAAACTCAACCTATAGAATCTAAAAAAGCTGATATAGAAAGAAGAAGACAAGAGGAGTTAATTAAAGAAGTGAGGGGATATGATTATGAAATAAAGTATAGACCTGATGTAGCAGCAAGATATGATAAAGCTTTACAAAACTGGATTGATATTGCTGATATAACTATTGAAGGGAGAAAAAAAGGTTTGTATTCAAATCCAGAAGCTAATAAAGGTTATGTAGATAGTAGAGAAGAAAATATTGAAGCAAAAAGAAAATATTTAGAAATTAATGCTAAATATGATGCAGAATTAGCTGCTTTAGAAGGTGGTGTTTCTACAGATGCTAAAGCTGATATAGAAAAAAGAAGACAAGAAATATCTTCATTTTTTAATAAAAATGATTATACAACAGAAGTTACTCTTGAAAATGATGAGTATACATTAAAAGTATATGATAAAAAAAGTACTTTCTCAAATGTTCCGATATTCAAGTTTCAAGGAAATATAATAGACATAGATGGTAAAAAATATATTAACGTTTATGAAGTAAGTACTAAAAAGGAATATCAAAATAAAAAAATAGCTACTAATTCATATAAGTATATATTAGAAAATTTACCTTCTGGCGTAAAAGGTTTATACTCTTTTTCAGAAATGAGAAAAGGTGTAATGGTACCTAATATATATAAAACTTTAAGTAAAGATTATACTGTTACTACGGACTCTAAAGGAAATATTCTTGTTAACTATGATGCAGAACTAGCTGCTTTAGAACAATCTATCCCTAATGATGTAGCTCATGTACCACAAGATCCTAGACCTGCTAATGATTTCGCTGCTGATGGTAATGATATTGATTTAAGCTGGGATGATGATACTGATAGTTTTGATTGGACAGTACGTGATACTACAACTCCTACTAATTGGGTTACACCTAGTTTAGTTAGACAAGCAGCATCAGAAATATTTGGTAAGGACTTTGCTTCAGATCCTGATAAATTATTATTCTTATCTAAAGCTGAAATGATTAGACGCTTTGGTAAGGATGTGTGGGGTAGATATGAGAAGGGAGTTATTTACTTAATGACTAATGCTCAAGGTGAAGCTTCAATAGATGTATTGAGACACGAGGCTTTCCATAGAGTAACACATGCTTACTTTAATGCTGAGCAACGTAAAGAGATATATAAGTTAGCTATACAAGCTAACCCATTATTAAAGGATAAGACTAACCGTGATATTGAAGAGTGGTTAGCAGACTCCTTTATGTCTTACCTAAGACAGCCAAACTTTGTTAGTAGGCTATTACATAGTTTCTTCAGGAAGATAAAGAGTATATTTAATATTCAATTATCTGCTCAAGATAAGATTGAAAGTTTCTTTGATCGTATACAGAAAGGTAACTTTACTTATGAGACTGCTAATGAAGCTGTTGAAGGTACTGGTTTAAATAAATTACTTATACATGCTTGGTTTGGTACTCCAGAAAGACAGTACAAGGATTCAGCTGATAATTATAACTTAGCTCAAGTAGCTATATTAAAATCATTAGCTAGTAAAATATCCCCAGACTCTCCTAGGAACGATCAGTCTAATGGTATAGCAATGTCTATTAGAACTGGGGCTAATGGTAAGGTATATTACAATGGAGCTACTATGACTCCAGAGGATGCTAAGTTTGCTGTATATGCGGATTTGAAAGATCAGTTTAATAACTTAAAAGATAAAGCTCCAATATGGTTAAAGATATTGGTTGGCGGTATAACTGAGAAGGAAGTTAAACGTGCTAATATGATATACAATAATGTATATGATTACTTAGTACAAAGTACTGATAGTATTAACTTAGATAATTCTGACGAGACATTTGGTGATGATCCTTCTTTAAAGGATGAGATCGAAGAGTCTTGGCGTATAAATTACGAGTCACAGTTACTTGCTTCTGTTAAAAACTTAATGTCGGCATTGTTTATTAAACAATATGATGCTGAAGGTAATGTACTTTTAAAAGAATATATTCCTAGAAGAACAGTATTCTATATAAGTTTAAAACTCCTTAAAGGTATTGAAAACTTTGATATGAATGCTATTCAAGCTATGTCTTTGAATGCTACTAAGCTTGGTTGGAAAGATGACTCTGGAGATCCTAAAGTAGGTAGAGTGTATGACTTCTTAGTTGATATAATTAGAAGAGCTGAGAATGATAAATATACTAGTGAGGTTACTACTGAGGTAAAGAATGGTGTATCAAGATTAAGATACAAAAAAGCCTTCTTACCAAGTAACCTTAAAATAACTCAACGTGGTTTTAAAGATGGTGGTTTATATTATAACAATAACTTAGTTGTTGGTACTATCAAAGGTGTAGACTATAAGTTTACTCGTAGGGATGCTAATGGTGTTAAGGATGCTAATGCTAATAATTATATTAAGAGATTAGTAGCTATGACATTAGCTTTAGATGAGCCATTGTTATTTGATATACAAGGACAGTTAGTTCCTTCTAATAAATTTACTGAACAACAGTTGGCTAATATGTATGCTACATTATTAGCTAGAGAAGAAGCTAGAAACTTAAGTGCTGGTATACAAGCTGGGATATCCTCGTTAGTAGAACGTCACCCATACATGGGATTGACAGATGTTATATTAGAAGAAGCAGAAGATCCTAACTCTAGAGAAAAGCCTATAGTTACATTAAAGACTAGATATATTCCTAATTCTGTATTAGGTGGTGAACAAGCTGTTAAATTATCTATTGAGGATGGTATTCTATCTGTATTGAGAGATGATCCCCAAGGAGCTATAATTAGACAAGCCCAAAGCTTATTAGAACTTGTAAACAAGTCTACTGATGTAAAGGCTAATAAGATTAGTACTAATAGAGAAACTGTTTCTAAAGTATTTAATATGTTAGGATTAGGTAAGTTTAAAATCTTTAACTTAACTCCTATACAGAATGAGATAATTATTAATGCTTTAAATGGTATATTAAATAATATAATAGGCTTTGTAGATAAGAAAGAATCTTTAGAAGCTATTGAGGATGCATTAGCTAACGATAACAATAATCGTATTAAAGAGATTATGGATACTTTAGCTATCTCTCAAGGCTTTGGTGAGAACAGTAGATATTTAGATTCTAAGAACAGAAGTAGTTATAAATTTGTTAAGGGTAGTTTCTTAACTAGAATGTTTGAGAAGTTCAGAAGGAATCTTGATGAGACTGGTGAGACTGGATTTAAAAGACCAGATCATATTGATCCTGAATCTATTGGATATAAGTTGTATTATAAATACAATCCTTTCCTTAGATCTAAAGGTAGAGTCATTAGAGAACTGATTACACAAGAAGCTTTAAAACAACGTTATAAGAATAACGTTATGTTTGAAGATGCTGATACTGCTACACCTTACAAGAATGAGGGTATTAGTGGTTGGGTAGTTAGAACATTAGTGTTTGGTTTCTACAGTACTATGTTAAAGTCTGATAAGAACCCAACATATATACAATCACCATATACACCATCTAACAAACCTCAGAATATGTCATTTAGAATTCCTGCTAGTAATATTAAAACTATGAGGGAAGATATAAAGAGTGCCATATTACAACAGGTTGAAAGATATAGATGGTATGAAACCTTAGCTAAAGATCATAACATATTTATAAAAGGTATACCTTTGAAAGTACAAGTACTTGAAAATGGTACATATAAGTATGTGTGGACTGGTAAGTTAAAGGGTGGATTTACTTACTTAGCTGATAATAAAGTACTAGATCAGGAGTCTTTAGAAAGAGTAGTTGATAAAGTAATTGATGATCTTGATACTAGAGCTTATAAATTTTATGAGCGTATTGTAAACAATAATGCTTTAGTAGCTAAGTTAAAGCGTGGTCTTGGTGATAAGAATTATATTGAACCTTACGAGGCTAAGAGCTTTATAAGTTACTTAGAAAGAGTAGGTTTATTAGATGATGCTAAGATTGATAGTCTAACTAAGATATTCAATAAGAACTATAAGTATAATGCTAGTTCTAAATACTCTCCTGAAATTGATAGAGAATATAATTTGAATTTATATATCATTATAGCTGAGGCATTTAAACAGAACTATGTTAATGGTCACTTCTTGAATCAGTTTCAAATGTCTGATAGATCTTTGTATGCTAATCCTACTACACAAGTTAAGAGAGCTAGTGGAGGAATATCTCCTGGTGATTCACCAAAGGTAGATACTTCTAAATCTGGTAATGGTATGGTTGATAACTTTAATATCATTGTAGCATCAGATCAGCATGCTGTATTTAATATTTATACAGATGTAGCTAAAGCTTATAATGGTTTATATGGCTTACAGATAGATAAGACTGATGCTCAGATGTACTACTTACCTAAGTGGAAAGAGGAGCTTGAGAAAGGATATGGATATGAGTATGGTATTAAGGGAGTTTTAAAACCTGTACTGTACTTTATTGATAAGTATGGTGTTACTAGATTTAGTAAAAACTCTGGTATTGAGTTATCAGATAGTTTATGTGCTAGGTTTCCTGAGTTAGCTGATCTCCGTAAAGATATGGAAGACAATAACATTATGGAGTTTCATCATAGTTCAGCATTCAAAGTAGGAGCTCCTGCTCGTTTATTAAAGAATGGCGAGTCTATATCAGATCACATAGCTACAACTACTAGACAAAATGGTAATGGTATTATAAATGTACCTTCTAAATATTATAGTATACAATCTAACCCAGCAAGTTCTGAGGGTGATGTAACTAACTTTAGTCAGTTAACTTATTTCTTAAACGTTAATAAGTTAAATACTGAAGCTACTAAGATGGTATATGATATTGATGCCTTGATAATGCGTACTAACTTTAATGCTTACTTAAGAAAGTTAGGTAAGTATGTAGGTAATAAGTTTGAGATTAACGAAGATAAAGTTAGAAATGTATTAGCTGAAGCTGTATCAGGTATGGCTGGTTATGAAAGGTTTGAGGAGTTTATTCGTGCTAAAGATGGCAGAGGTAATTACTTGATTAGCTTAAACTTCCCAGCATTACGTAATAGGGTTGAGATAAGCTTAATGAGTGGTGCTGCTAATAACTCTGTAAAGTCTATTGTAGGTAGTGGTAATAAATTAGTATTACAAGCTGATCGTGGAGTTTCAGTATTTAGAATTGGTGGTCAGGTTAAGTTATTTAATGATTTAACAGAAAGTGAGAAGAAATCTTTTGATGCTTTTAAATTATTACCCTATCATGTTAAGGAAGTTTTAAAGTTAAAAGTAAATTCTTATTACTTAAATAATAACTCATATACTCACTGGGAAAGTCATAAAGATATGACTATGGAGTATACCGCATTATCTGATAGTGAGAAAGAACTTATTGATACTCTTAATACAGATAGGATGTTAATTCCTACTAGATTAAATATGGTATCAGATAACTCTACTATGGATGGTCGTATAGCTGAAGTTATAGCGCCTGCTTGGTGGAAACAATATATGAAAGCTAAGGGTAGTGAAGTTGATA